ATAGCGCGAAGAACAATCACAGCTTGAAATAGTAGTGCACGGTTGTGAAGCGTAAATAGCTAGACGAGTAGCTTAATTAGGTGTGTATGTGAGTCCTTATGGAAATCGGAAGTGTATTACACGCACATAAGTGAATTGCTAGCAATACCACCCTAACAGTAAATCGACGCCTTGGCTTCCTTGAGGTATCAGTTGTACAAAGCCAGTCGTAGTGACAGGTGGTATTTTTGGGGGGTGATATGGTTTTGACGTAGTAAAAAGCCTGCAAAGGAATTATTACGGAAGACAGTTCGATTCTGTCCACCTCCACTATATTGCGCTGTGGAGCAGTTGGTCAGCTCGCTAGGCTCATAACCTAGAGGTCGCAGGTTCGAATCCTGCTGGCGCACCTAAAATTAAATATATGAACAGAAGAAAAGCGATTGCACTAGCGTGCGTACTATTTGTCGGTGGTTATATTATTGGCGACAACAATGGTCAACAAAACAAAGTAAATCAAATTAAGCAAACAATGACAGAACTAGAAATGGACTGGTATCATTGGCAAGATGTAGAGTCTATTATTGAAAACGAGTCTATTCATGGCGACGTCATTGTACTTGGTGAGTAATTACAAACAAAATACAAACACCAACAGATAATATAATTAAATAATAAATATGAAAAGACTAACAATCTACGAAAGACTAAAACCCGAAGTTAAAGAGGCTTTACTAGCGAATACTGTAAACTATGAAAGCAGTGTGCTAAGTGTTATTGAAACGCTAAGTAATGAATATTTTTATTCTAACTTAAAAATAAGTGACATTAGCATGTTATATACATTTTCTGATATTGAGTTAATTAAAGTTACTGCATGGGATTTTAAATATGGCGATAACATTTTAATATCTAAAGACTATGAGTGATTCAGTAACAAAATACTTCGAAGATAATCCAATTGTTGGACACTTTGGTAACAATGCAAAAGAAGTAATAACAGCGGATGAGTCAGCTAAATATATATTCTTACTAGATTTTACAGATGGTAAAGTATATAGATATGACATTAGCGTATTATGTACAAAAGAAAATGAATGGAACCCTGACACAGAATCTTGTGAATCGTTCTTATACGGAGCAGGTCACAAGGTAAATGACTGTGAATGGATGGTAACTAATAATAATAAAATAGAATATGGGAACTAAAAAATTAATAACAGAAGAACTAATCGATAAAAGATTAGAAGCTCGTGGCGTGAAGTTTGATATTGACCACGATGAAGCACTTAAAGTAATACAAAAACACTACGATTTTAAACTAACAGATAACTGGAACGAGACTCCTTGCTACAGTATATATACAGAAAGCACAGCAGATGGCTACGAAGTATGGGTTGCAACTCACGGTGATGGTAGAAACGTGTGTATCAACGAAGATGTACATTATTACGAAAATGACTTAGCAGAAAAACTATCTGAAGCTATGACTGATTATAATGATATTATCTACGTAGATGATTTAGATTCTTATTATGTACAAGATGCAGTTACAGAAGTGTATGATGAGTATGTAAATGATATGAAACAAGAAGTTGAAAATGAATTAATAGAAGAAGGTTACGAATATGAAAAAACAGAAGCATGAGCACTAGAAACTTATTAATGGTTGTAGATCGAGAACATAGTAGTAGATACCCAGAAGGATTTGCTATACATCCTGATCTTATGCAAGACAAAAGCTATGTAAACATATACATGCACCATGATGGTTATCCTGAATGGCAAGGTGTACAAATAGCTAATTGGTTGCTTGCTAAAAGCAATGGTTGTCAAGACGGTAGCAGATTAGCTAGTAAACTTGTACATGACATGTACTATGACAGTTGCTACTTATACCCTAAAGCAGATCAAATAGACCATCAGTATAGATACATAATATGGTCAGGTGATAGAGATAAAATACACGTAAGTTGTTGGGATATGTACAGTAGCAAATGTGTGTTTGTGTTAACGCCTGAGAAAATTATATCTAAATATATGCAAGATATGGAATATACTGATTTTGCTAACAATCAAACTAATTATGACTAAAAAAGAAATAGAACAAATAGCTCAACGTGTTGCTGAATTAGTAATAACAGAGTTAATGTATCATGCGGCTTTTATAGTTCCTACAAAACAATCAAACGAAGAAGAATTGTTAGCAGAATTAGCAGCTACAATGACTAAACTAGATTTTGAATTAAAACGTGAGAATTATGAAAAATGCAAAGAATTGCAAGATAAAATAAAAACAATAGAAAATAAACTTAACAAATTTAAATAATATGCAGAAACCAATGCTAGCACACAAGTTTGACGAGTCAAGAGTTGACTGGTCTCAACCTGTGTATATACAAGCTAAGCTTGACGGTGTTCGTTGCCTCTTTACTAAAAATGGCGCGTACTCTCGTACAGGCAAACATTTTAAAAACCTAGCTCATATCGAGTTAGCACTTATACCATTTTTCAAGCAAAACCCAGACGTAATACTCGATGGCGAGTTGTACAATCACAAGCTTAAAAATGACTTCGAAAAAATTATATCATTAGTTCGTAAGCAAAAGCCTACCGCAGATGATAGACTAGATGCTCAACATCTTGTGCAGTTTCACGTATACGATTACTTTGATGGTGTCAAATATGACAGCTACAAAACTCGTATGCAACAACTTGTAACGTCAGGTATATATACTCCTGATCACACAGTTATGTATGTACCTGCAAAACTTGTTGACAGTTATAATTATGCTAGAGATATACACGCTGAGTTCCTTGATCAAGGTTACGAAGGCTCTATTATCAGACTAGATGGTCTATACAAGCACGGTAGGTCTTACGACTTAATGAAATTCAAAGACTTCAGCGATACTGAAGCAACTATCATTGGTTATGAAGCAGGTAAAGGTAAGAGACAAGGCACGCTCGGTAAGTTCATTATGCTAGATGACGAAGGTATACAGTTTGGTTGTCCACCAGGCAAAGGTTATTCCTACAAGGATTTAGCGGCTATGCTCGATAACGTTCATGACTACATTGGTCAGCGTGCTACCTTTACTTATTTTCAAAAAACTAATGCAGGTTCTTACAGACACCCGCTGTTTAAATGTATAAGAAATTACGAATAATATGGAAGATTTTTTATTAGGTTTTGGTTCAATAATTATCCTTATACAAATAACAGGATTAGTAGCTTTAATTTGTAAAAAATTTCCTGATGTTATAATGGGCATTGGCGGTGCTATGTTTGCGCTAGATCTTATAGCTTTATTAATATGGGGTTTTACTTTAAAGCCTTTTACAACTAATGTAAAATTATTTGTAGGTGGCATGGGTTTAGCTATATTCACAGCGCTAATACACAAAGTTAAAAAGTTTATTAAAATACAAGAAGAATTATGAGTAAAGTAATATGGAAATTATATAATGATAATATGATCAGCGAAGAGGTTGCTCATATATTATTAGACGCGCATTATAATAGATTAAACAATAAAAGATATAAATGAATATATTTTATTTACATCCTGACCCAGTTAAAGCTGCGCAGATACAATATAATAAGCATGTGGTTAAAATGATCCTAGAATCAGCCCAGATGCTTTGTACAGCGCATCATCATTATGCTGAGTTGTATGACTACAAGACTTTTGTACCATACAAAAAAGCACATTACAATCACCCATCAACAATATGGTGTAGAGGTAATAAAAGCCAGTATTTGTGGTTGTATAATCACATGGTAGCGCTTGGCGAAGAATACACAAATCGATATGGTAAAGAACATTTAACAATAACTAGATGCAAAATACCTTTAATGTTTATACCTAAAGGTATACCTGATGGTTTTTTTACAGAACCGCCACAGTGTATGCCAGATCAATATAAAGTGCCTGGATGTAGTATAACTGCATATTGGAATTATTATGAAGGTGAAAAATACTTAGTGGCTAATAAAAACGAACAATTAATAACTAGACCAGATGAATTTTTTAATATCAATATTAGTAACAGCAACAATATACCATGCTGATCCTACTCAATGCAATGCAGACTATTTAACTACAGCTTCACTTAAAACTATTAATGAAGCTGATCCTCAAGTTCACCGTTGGATAGCCGTATCTAGAGATTTAGAGCAACACGGTTTTGTGTTTGGCACTAAAGTTTGTGTTCAAGGAGCAGGTCAGTTAGATGGAATATGGACTATTGAAGATCGTATGAATAAACGATGGAAAAACCGTATTGATTTTCTTGTAAATAAAGATGTAAAAGGCGGTAAATGGAATAACGTAAAAATAACAATTATAAATGAGTAGATATAAAATATATAACCACATTATACAAACAGACGTATTTGGTATTCGTACCAAAATTAAGAATTTTGTTAAACCGAGGCTGACAAAAGCCCGTAAAGATAATAAAGTAAGAGGCTAATGTCACATGAAAGAAACATGAAATGGTTAAACGATCGTAGAATAAATTACAGGTGTGATCCTGTTAATGATAAACCTACGATTGATACCGCATTGTATAGTTACTATGAAAATGGTACATACGAATGCTATCACTTGTTTCGTAGTAAAGCAAAGATTACAACATATAAATCTTTGAAGTGGCATTTTTATGTTTTATATTATCTAAATCCTTGTAAAGAAGGTATTAATGTAGCTTTTTGGAATTTAGAGCATTTAAAAAAATGGTTTGAGTTTATAGCTGATAAAGAAAATGGTTTTGTTACATTTTTTATTAGTGATAAAAAGTTAAACGAAATGATTAAAGATGTTTTTAAAACTGGTGGCGAACCACCTGTAAATAAAAAACGTAAGATAATATTTAAAGACTATAGCGGTTTAACACCTAACGAGAAGATGAGTATCGTTGGTAAGCTTATCGGTAGATCTAGTCGTGTAGATGGTGAATCAATTTATCAATGCATGTTAGATCTAAACGATATGGGTAAAACAATAACATGGGGCAGAATAGCAGGTTTGTTAGACTGTTCTACTAGAACAATACAGCGTAATCTAAATGATTGCCTGAGAAAAGAAAAAGCAATATTAAATGAAGAAATATAACGTACAAAACTATATAAGGTACAAAGAAGACTTAAAACAGTCTTTAGCCAGATTACCAGACTATGGTTCAGATTATAAAAAATATACAAGAGAAGAACTCATAATAAAATTTAGTCCTTTAATTGAAAACTTAGGTCGTAAATTCTCTACAACTCAACAAGCATCAGGTGTTATGACTATAAATGATATAATACAATGTGGTGGTGAAGCCTTAACAAAAGCTGTTGATAGAATAGAGTGGACAAAACTATATGAGTCAGATGATATAGAAAAAACATTAAAATCATTTCTATCTAAACGTATTAAAGGTGCTATACGTAGACGTATTGATATGGCTAGAGGTGATATACGTATACCAGAGCATAAACTAAATGAAATACGTAAAAATCCTAAAGATAAAAAAATGGTTGAAATATTTTTCAATAGTATATTTTTGTCTATTGATGCTCAAGTTACAAATGATGATGAAGAAAATATGATGTATCAAATAGCAGACAAATCAGAACCTTATAACATACATATACTTAATATTTATTTAAAAAGTTTAATGGAAAAATACCTTAATGAAAATGAATACGAGGTACTGCGTATGAGTTATGGTCTTGATTGTGATAAGCACTCTGCAAAACAAATTGCTGTAAAATTAAATATGAACGGCGTGGGTAATTATGTACGCGTTTCAGAGTTAAAAAAGCAAGCAGTTCAAAAACTAATTGACAATGTAGATCACTCGCAAGTGCTTGATATAGTGTAAGTTAGATATGTAAATTAATTTTAAACATGTAATTATAATAGTATGACCATATACGAAAAATTATCTCAAATTCAGACAAAGTTTAAATCGAAAAAAAGTAGATTTAACTCATTCGGTAAGTATTACTTCAGGTCAGCCGAAGACATTCTCGAAGCTACAAAACCCTTTCTGTTAGAGTTAGGAGTTACCGTAACAGTTAATGAAGAGTTGATTGCAACAGAGCCAATGCCTGTTATACAAACAACAGCTACAGTAACTGATGGTAAAGGTACAATTACAGCTACATCAATAGTTGGAGTTGATCTTAATCAAAAAGGTATGCAAGCACCTCAACAGTTTGGGTCAGCATCGAGTTACGCAAAGAAGTATGCACTAGGAAATTTATTTCTAATAGACGACACCCAAGATAGCGATGCTACAAACAATCACGGCAAGAAAAAGTTCGAGCCAAAAAAACCAACTTTAACCTCTAAAAATGATCCAGCTTATGAAAAAGCGGTTCAATACGTAACAGCAGGTGGTAAAGTATCGGCTATAAAAGCCAAGTATGCTCTATCTAAAGAAATAGAAGGAGCATTAACAACACTATAATATGAATAAAGAAAAAGTAATTGAAAAGTTACGTGATGATGAGAATTACTATGGTGCTTTTGGTAAAAAGTATTTAAGTAACTCTGATATTGGTACTTTACTTACAAATCCTTTAGCTTTAGGTAAGCAGCAAGCTCCGCGACCTGCATTTCTAGTTGGTGGATATTTTCACACGGCTATACTTGAACCAGATAAACTGCATAAGTATAGAGTGATACAGTCTACCACTAGAAACACTAAGGCTTACAAAGAGATGTCTGGCGGTGAATTATGCTTATTGCAACACGAAGTCGATGCTATAGAATTATTAACAGACAAAGTTTTAGATAATAATGTATGCAAAGGATTAATACGTGATAGTAATACAGAATATGAAGTACCAGGCATAACAGAGCTTGAGGGTCAAATGTGGAAAGGTAAAGCTGATATTATTAATCATAATGAAAAACTCATTGTTGATTTGAAAACTACTGCAGATCTTAATAAATTTAAATATTCAGCTTCTAAATACAATTACGACTCACAAGCTTATATTTATAGTAAACTATTTGGTTATGAAATGGTATTTATTGCCATTGATAAAAACACAGAACAAATAGGTATCTTTGATTGCTCACCAGAGTTCTATGAACGTGGTAAAGATAAAGTTGAAAGAGCAGTACAGGCTTATGAATTGTTCTATAAGTCTGAGGGCTTTGACCCTAAACAATATTTTATTAATAAAACCTTATAATTATGGCAAGAACCAGAAAAAACCAAACTAAAGTATGTAGTGTAACAGGATTAGAAACTAGTGTAAACAACTTTTACGCTAATCAAACTCATGTTAAAGCAGTAGATAACTTAAGAAGAACTACTGGAGCTACTAAAGAGCAGATGCAAAGAATGTTTAATCAAATAAATCAATACGTATAATATGGCTAGTATAATTAAAACCAGTATTAACCTTACTAACATCGATAAATCAAAAGTTATCGAGGGTAAAAAAGGTAAATACTTACCTATTACTATTACGTTAAATGACGAAGTAGATCAGTTTGGTAATAACGGTCCAGTTTGTATAGCACAAACTAAAGAGGAGCGTGAGGCTAAAACTGCTAAAGTTTACTTAGGCAACGTACAAGTAGTATGGACAAACGGCAGCAACGTAGATGTTGCACCAAGACAAGACCAACCTGCTAAAGCTACACCAGCTGCGGCACCGGTAGATGATTTACCATTTTAATTAAATTAAATGCAGACAGTAGAGATCAATGGATTTTTGATTGATGAGTTCAATCAACATAAGCTAGAAGAAGGGAAAAAGCAGGGTATATGTCCTCTTTGCTCGCACACTAGAAAACCCAAGAATCAAAAGGCAAAATGTGCGTCTTATGATTGGGAACGGGGTCTCGGTACTTGTCACAATTGTAATACATCATTTCAACTACATACTTATCAACGTAAAGGAGCTAGTGAAAAAGAATATGTAAGACCTGTTGACAAACAAGAGGATTATAATATAACTGGTGATCCAGAGCAAAAAGTCTTGAAATGGTTTAAAACAAGAGGTATATCAGCTCAGACTCTGGTCGACTTACAAGTCGGTGAGGGTCTTGAGTATATGCCGCAAACCGGTAAGACCGAGAATACTATAAAGTTTAATTACTTTATGGGCGATCAACTTATTAATGTTAAATATAGAGATGGTCGTAAAAACTTTAAGTTATATAAAGGTGCTGAAAAAGTATTCTATAATATTAATAGTATTGTAGGTTATGAGTACTGTATTATAACTGAAGGAGAAATGGATGTGTTAGCGTTACATGAAGCTGGTATACCAAACGCTATATCAGTTCCTAACGGCGCTACACTTAATAGTAATAATTTAGATTATCTTGATAATTGTATAGATTATTTTGAAGATAAAGAAAAAATAATATTAGCTGTTGATTCAGATGAAGCAGGTCAAGCATTACAAGCTGAACTAGTTAGAAGATTAGGTGCTGAAGTATGTTATTTAGTTTCGTTTGATGATTGTAAAGACGCTAATGAATATCTAATAAAACATGGATCAGAGAGATTATCAGAAATTATTTCAAGAGCGAGGCCTGTTCCTCTTGAAAATGTTACAACATTTAAAGACATTGAAGACGAGGTTACAGACTTTGTTCGTAATGGATTTAAAAAAGGCTATCAAGTCGGCTTGGAAAACTTTGACAACATTTTTAGCACTTACACCGGACAGTTTATTACTGTTACTGGGATACCTAGTAGTGGTAAGTCTGATTTTGTTGACCAGATGGTTGTAGGTTACAATCGTAATTATGGCTGGAAAACGGCTTTTGCATCACCAGAAAATGCACCCACGTATTTACATGCTCACAAGTTAATGCGTAAAACATGGAAAGGTATGCCAACGTCAGCAGATATACATGGAGATAAATGGAATACAGTAGCTGATCACGTTAACGATAACTACTTTTTCATAGACATGGAGCGTTATACATTAGAATCTGTATTACGTAAAGGTGCAGAGCTAGTTAAACGAAAAGGAATTAAATGCTTAGTTATTGATCCTTATAATAAAGTAAGAGATGTTGATTGTAAAACAGAAGATGTAAATCGCTATACAATGGAGTATCTTACTAAAATAGAAACTTTTGCTAAAAAGTTTGATGTATTAGTGTTTATCGTAGCACATCCTACTAAAATGTATAAAGACAAAGACGGTAAAATTGAAGAGCCAACAATGTATAATATAAAAGGTGGTGGTGAATGGTATGATGCTAGTTATCACGGTATATTAGTTCACAGAGATTATGAAGCTAAAACAGTTAAAGCTAAGGTTCTTAAAGTAAAATTTCAAAACCTTGGTGAAAACGGTGCTGAAGCCCATTTTAAATGGGAACATAAATCAGGTTGTTTTATACCTTTCGAACCAATAAGTATTAATGATGAACCAATGCCATGGGAATAGATGCCGAGAGTAAAAAAACAAATAATGGGAAGCTATTTGCCTACGTTAGAGGAAACAAAAGCGTATCACTGGTGTATAAACAATGGAATATATATTTCCCCGTTTGCAACTGGAGAAGCGACATGGTACTTAGATATAGAGATTAACAAAAAAACTAATAGATCACCGGTTACATATGGTAAAGATACTATATGGATTAAAATGTATGAGTTTTATAAATATTATTACGACAAATATGAGAAATAAATTTCACAATGCAGATGAAGCGTATGAGGCTTTACTTGATGAAGTTATTATAAGTGGTATAGACTTTGATAATACTAAAGCTATATTTAATTGTGGTTTTTATATATTGAATCCAGAAGATAATCATATAAAAAACAAACAGCGTAATTGGAGTTTAGAATATGCTGAAGCTGAGTGGCAATGGTATCTGTCCGGTGATCCTAGTATTGACAAGCTTGGTGAACTGTATGGTAAAGTACCACCAATATGGGAACGCATGGCAGACAGTAATCGTGAGGTAAATAGTAATTATGGTTACCAATGGAAACGTAAAGCTCAAATAGACTATGTCTGCGCGAAGCTTAAAACAAACCCTAATACGCGTCATGCAGCGATTAGTATATACGACGCTAAAGAATTTGATAAATACAAGAAAGATACACCTTGTACTTATGCTATTCAGTTTACAATTATAAATGATGAGCTTTGTATGTCTGTCTATATGCGTTCTAATGACATCTGGTACGGTTTCTGCAATGATCAATATCAGTTTTCATCATTGCAAAAAATGATTGCAGAGAGACTAAATTTTAAAATTGGTTGGTATTACCACCACGCACATAACATGCACTTATATAACGATAAATTATAATTATGTATTATTTATACCACATACCAGGTAAAAAGATCGGTGTTACACGTGATCTTAATACCAGAGTTACCCTTATGCAAGGTTATAAGGAGAATGAGTATGAAGTTCTTGAACAGTCAAACGATATAGATTATATATCAGACCGTGAAATAGAACTTCAAAAGTCTTATGGCTACAAAGTAGATAGAAAACTATATAAAAACTTATTTAATAAAATGAAAATAAACGCAACACAGCAAACCTCAACTTTCCCTTGTCCAGTTAATAAATTAAAAGGACAATTACACGATAATATAGGTTTAAAATGGCAAACGGATTTTGGCCAGTTTGAAATTAACAAACAAAATATTCCGTGGATAATGGCTAATATAAAAGAGTCAATGTATAATACTAATAGGTGTTATGTATATAACAAGGCTTTTTATGAAGCATTTTTTAATCCTCACCATAACCCGGACTTAGTTTTAAATAATAATCATTTTCCAGATAGATTTGATTTAATAAGAGACTGGGCTGCGACTAGAGGTTTATATGACAAAGGTAATTCACACACGCAATATGTTAAGCTTCAAGAAGAAGCTGGTGAATTAGCTAAAGCATTGCTTAAAAATGATAAGCCAGAAATAATAGATGCTATTGGAGATATAGTTGTTGTATTGACAAACTTAGCTCACTTAGAAGGCACAGAAATAGAAGACTGTATTGATTCGGCTTATGTAGAAATAGCTGCGCGTACAGGTAAAATGATTAACGGAACATTTGTAAAAGATGAGAATTAAAACTGAAGACAAGATAGTACAGCAAGTACTAAGGAAGATGGACGAACGTAGTTTAGTAGGACAAAAAAAATACGGAGCTACAATGATGCAAGAGATTGAAGGTCAGGAAAAAGATCTTAATCGTTTTTTAGTTGATGTACAAGAAGAGCTTATGGACGCTTTGCTATACATCGAAGCTGCTAAACGTTGTTTGACTGATGAGATCGAAGAAGCAATGTTAAACAGAATCCAAGTACATGAAGAAGAAGAGCTATAAAAGAAAAAGAGGTCCTGTTCAATCAAAGAAGATAACATATGATGGTATTAACTTTGCATCAGGTCTTGAACGCTATATGTACATGGCTTTAAAAAAGGCAAAGATTAAAGCTTTATATGAAGGCGAGACTTTTGAACTACAAGAAGCTTTTGATTTTCCATTTGAGTCATATGAAAGATGCGGCAACAGTAAAGGTGATTATAAAAACAGAGGCAATAAAAAAATATTTAATATAAAATATACTCCTGATTTTGTAGGTAAAGGTTTTATAATAGAAACTAAAGGTAGACCAAATGAATCTTTTCCAATTAGGTGGAAGATGTTTAAAAAACTTTTAACAGAAAACAAAATAGGACCATTTACATTATATAAACCTCAAAATCAAAAAGAATGCGACGAAACAGTAAGACTGATCCTCGAAAAGCTAAAGCAATAGCTAGGCGTAAATACGCAGAGCGCCAAATTGATAAATGGTGGAAGTGGAGCTGGGATATTAGAGGTAAAATAAAATATAAAGAATTAGTAGCAAAACAAGATTATTATGGAATCAAATATTATTGATTATGTTTTAGAAAAATACCCTAAAACATTTAAAAATAAAGAAATAATAGTAATGGAAGGTAAGTGTTGTTATTTTGTTTCAACAAATAAAGATGCTTCACCTTTAATATTAAGTAAGAATATAATATGAAAAAACAAAACAAAAGCTGGAGTTTATCATTAGGGTTTTATCCGGGTATATTATTCGGAGTAAGATCTTACAATGAAACTAATCAAACAACACATGTATTATATGTGCCGTTTATTGATCTAGCGTTAGAAATATATAGCTAATGGGATTATTTAATGAGCGCGTAGCGTACAAACCGTTTGAATATCCTGAGTATTATACTGAGGGTTGGCTAAAACAAGCTCAGGCATTTTGGCTACATACTGAAATACCTATGAGCGGAGATGTAAAAGATTGGAACGAAAAACTAAATGATAAAGAAAAGAACTTGGTCGGTAATATACTCCTTGGCTTCGCGCAGACGGAGTGTGCGGTTTCTGATTACTGGACCCAAAAAGTAGTAAGTTGGTTTCCTAAACATGAAATACAACAAATGGCTATGATGTTTGGATCGCAAGAAACAATCCATGCAGTAGCATATAGTTATTTAAATGAAACATTAAAACTAGAAGATTATGAAGCTTTCTTACATGAAGAAGCAACGGCTAATCGCTTTGATAATCTTGTTGCTTACGACGGTACTGAATCTGTGGGTATTGCGAAAAGCTTGGCTGTATTTTCAGCCTTCGCTGAAGGAGTTAGTCTGTATAGTGCTTTTGCAGTGCTGTATAGTTTTCAGCTTCGAAATTTACTTAAGGGTATCGGGCAACAAATGAAGTGGTCTGTAAGAGATGAATCACTACACAGCAAAATGGGCTGTAGATTATTTAGACATATGTGTGAAGAAGATAATGAATTATTATTTGCTTGTAAACCAGATGTAGTAAAAGCTGCTGAAATTATGGTAGATCTTGAAGAAAAGTATATTGACAAGATGTTTGAAATGGGTGATATAGAAGGCATAAAATCTTATGACTTAAAACAATTTATAAGAAAAAGAACAAATGAAAAACTTATGGAACTCGGTTATACAGAACTTAAAGATAAGTTCAAATATGACACTGAAGCAGCGGCTAAGCTTGATTGGTTTTATCATCTTACCGGGGGCATTACCCATACTGATTTTTTCTCTATTCGTCCGACAGACTATAGCAAAGCTAATGAAGGAGAAGACTTTGAAGATATTTGGTAATATAAAAATAACAAACGAAGATATATACGAAGACTTATATGAAAGAGACTAAATTAATAGAAATGAAAAATAAAGTTGAAGCAATGACTAGAGTTTTGCAACAACTTATAACTGAATTACAGTTTACTAGAGAAGTAGCTGTTGGTACTTTAGAAACAATAAAGAAAATGCCTGGTTATGACGAAGCGTTAGAAAAATTAAAAAACGAAGTAACTAAAAAAGATGAAAGCAAAGAGGAGACTGAAGTACAGGTTGATTAAAGCCTTACGCTACACTAATAAACTTACATCTTGGCAAAAGTTTGCATCACGTGTTGGATACATGGGTGCGGGTTTTGTTATTGCTGGTCAATGGACAATTGAACCTGTATTTTTTATTATAGGATTTATATGCGTGATAGTACAAACATCATCACGCAAACAATGGAATTTAGTAGCTTTAAATATAAACGGTTTAATAGCTTGGATAATACACTTAATAAATGGAGTATAAATATGTGGAATAATGAATGGAAAAAAGGAGAAGATTACCCTAAGTGGGGTGATACAGATGTTTATAAAAAAACTATATCTGGAGGCTACTTACTTCCAGATGAAACACCTCGTGAAGCGTATATGCGAGTTGCTAAAACCGTCGCTAGGAGGTTATACAAACCCGAACTGGCTAACAAATTTTTTGACTATATTTGGAATGGGTGGTTATGCCTTGCTAGTCCTGTTTTATCCAACACTGGAACGGATCGTGGTTTGCCTATTAGTTGTTTTGGCATTGATGTTGCCGACTCAATACAAGATATAGGTAGTAAAAATTTAGAGATGATGCTACTCGCTAAACACGGCGGTGGAGTTGGTATCGGTATAAATCAAATAAGACCCGCCGGAGCTAAAATAACAGGTAATGGAACAAGTGATGGAGTTGTACCGTTTTGTAAAATATATGATTCAACTATACTTGCCACTAATCAAGGATCTGTCAGAAGAGGAGCGGCATCAGTTAATATCAACATTGAACATGACGATTTTGAAGAATGGCTCGAGATTAGAGAGCCAAAAGGAGATGTCAATAGACAATCTCTTAACCTACACCAGTGCGCTGTCGTCGGTGATAAGTTTATGCGAAGACTTGAAGCTGGAGATAAAAAAGCCAGAAAAAAATGGGGTAAGTTGTTACAGAAACGAAAAGCTACTGGTGAACCTTATATTTTATTTAAAGGAAATACGAATAAGCAAAACCCCAAAGCATACAAAGACAATGGCTTAAAGGTTCATATGACAAATATATGTTCTGAAATTACATTACACACAGATGAAAACCACAGTTTTGTATGTTGTTTATCATCTTTAAATCTAGCAAAATATGAAGAATGGAAAGGTACAAACCTTATTTATGACAGTATATGGTTTTTGGACGGAGTTATGGAGGAGTTTATACAAAGAGCTAAGGGCTTACGAGGTTTTGAAAACGCAGTCAGATCAGCAACTAAAGGAAGAGCACTTGGGCTCGGCGTCTTGGGCTGGCACACGTATTTACAGGAAAAAGGTATATCGTTCGAAGGTTTACTTGCTCAGTTTGAAACTAGGAAAATTTTTAGTCAGATTAAAATTGAGAGCGAAAGAGCTTCTATGGCTCTTGCTGAAACTTATGGCGAGCCTTTGTGGTGTGCTAATACTGGTTATAGGAATACTCACTTGCGTGCTGTTGCTCCCACTGTTAGTAATTCGAAGCTTAGTGGAAACGTATCACCCGGAATAGAACCTTGGGCTGCAAACGTATTTACAGAGCAATCAGCTAAAGGAACTTTTATAAGAAAAAATCCTACATTAGTTAAGCTTCTTAGAAAACTTAAAATAAACAACAATGAAACATGGGATAAAATACTTGCTGACGGTGGTAGTGTTCAAAACATTACTGAGCTTGATGATGTTGTCTTGGCTCATGACACGCCAGCAAAAGAGGTATTTAAGACTTTTAAAGAGATTAATCAATTAGAATTAGTTAATCAAGCAGGCTTGAGACAGCAATATGTTGATCAGTCTGTAAGTTTAAATTTAGCTTTTCCTAGTATTGCCACACCAAAATGGATTAACAAAGTTCATTTTGAAGCTTGGAAAAAAGGTATTAAAACTTTATACTATACAAGAACAGAATCTGTTTTACGTGGAGATATAGCTCAACAAGCTATGAGTGAAGATTGTGTTGCCTGTGATGGATAATAAAAAAGGGGACCTCAATAGAGATCCCCTTTCGTTACAGGAACTTTTGGGTATGGTACGCCCAGTTATCTTTGTTCCTTATTTTTTGCACACACACTGTGCCACTGGACAATCTTTAACATCTACAATTAATTTAGATACTAACCAGTTCCATTTGCACATTAGCTTACACCAGCAAGCCTGCATCCATAATCCTAATTTTACTAATAATTTTCCCATAATTTTATTTTTTAGATTTATTTTTTTGACAGAAGTTTCTAGCAGCTTCTACACTACCAAATCCCCACTTTTTTAATGCTATTGCTTTTTTGGTTGGCTTTCCTTTAGCGTCTTTCATTGCGCCAGCCATACCAGCGAATCTACAAGCAAATGATACTCTACGTTTATTTTTACCAGAAGTTAATCTTTTACCTAAAGTTTTACCTGTATCTCGTTTATGCTCTGATCGCATAGTTCTGTTCTGCTTTTCGTATGCAGCATCTGTTATTTTACTTGGTGAACTCATATTACTTTATATTTTGTTTTACCGTTTTTTTTGTAAGCTTTTAAACATCTATTTCTATTGTCTTCATCATTTACATACGAAACATGTATCCAATTAGGATTTGTATCTGTACCAAACTCCCATATCAATTGATCAAAGTTTAAATTTTCTTTTATCCAATGATACATCTCAGCGTTGGTTTTACAGCCATAAACATCATCTAAGTCCATTGCTTGACCTTTCATGTGTTGTGATGTTTTAGACCCTCCTATAGCTTCATTTAAAACTGGTGATCTAAAAAATGATGTAACTTTTATTGCGCCTCCAACCCATTTTCTTAGTGGTTCAAATATTTTTCTAGCAGTTAAACCCATTGTTTCTACTTGAGTAGGATTTGGAGTGTTATCTATACCTTTGCGTTTAGCAGTATTAGAGTGTATAGCTTCAGCGTAAGTTATATGTTTACTTATATTTTCCATAATTAAAATTTATCAGCTTGATTTATTTCGTCTATAGTAGCTTGAATTTCTTTAAGATCTGTAGGTAATAATAAATCTAGTCCAGCTTTAAATGTAGCTTCTTTAATACCGTTTTTAAATATTAATAAAGTCGGAGCCATGCGTACTCTATGTTTCTTTTTCGCTATAGGCGCTTTAGCTATATCTACTCTATAATAAGTAGCGTTTTTTATTTCCTCCCATTGTTCAAAACAATTTTTTTCATTAAATTCCGCCCAAAATTCTACAACTATTGTTTCAAAATTGTTTTCACCAAAAGAAGAAACTTGAGCTATAGCTTTTTCAAAACTACTATCATCTATCCATTTGTCTTCAGGTACACTTGTTTGACTAAAAGCAAATGTTGTAAATAAAAATAAAATTAAACTTCTCATCTTCCTCTTTGTATTTCGTATAAACGTTGATCTATTTTATCAATTGTTTCTTTTATTTCTTCAACATCTTCTTGTGTATCCATTATTGTTTGGCGTATAAGCTCGTCTTTCAAGTCGTACTCAACGCGATCTATAACAGGTTCAGGTTTCTTCATTGCTTCAGCTATATCAGCTTGTAATGTGTACCACATACCTGATAAAGTTATAACAAAACCAACTATCATACCTATTGTCTTAAAGTCTAATGTTATTTTAGTGTTTTCTCCTATTTGTGGTGTTTTAGCCATTACCTAAGTGTTATATTTATGCCGAAGCTTGTATTAAATATTTCTCTATCCCAGAACTTTACATATTCAGCTTCTGCAAACAATCCTAATGTTTTCCATATTTTCCAACCAAACATTACACCACCTTGTATGTCTTGCCATTGTTCTAATTCTGAGTTTTCTATTAAACCGCCTTTACCCCAGTTGTTTCTGTTTAAATAGCTAAAGTCAACATCACCTTTCACATATTTGTGATAAGGTAGTATTAAATTGCCATAAGCATGTAGCCAAAAATTATTTTGATAGTGATAAAAATCAAAACCAACTATAGGCGCAACCTCACCAAAAGGATCTAATAAATCCCACTGCTCATTATTATATCTTAGCATTAAATCACCAAATACAGTGTTTCTAAACTCTAAATCACTATCAGCAACTCTATTACCGGCAGGATCAATCCAATACCAGTCAGATCTTTCGTTACCAAACTCGTCTTCTTCAGTATAATATATATCATCATATCCATATAAAAAACCTAGTTCATACCAGTAATTAGCAGGGTATTCTTGACCGTTAATAGTTTGAGTTTCATTTAGCCATATTTCTATAGGATTATAACCAAAAGCTTGCTCGTGTGTTCTATATATAGCCCCGGCTGATATGCTAAACTTATTACCTATAGGCAAACGCAGTCTAGCTTCTGCAGATTGATATTTAAAACCCACGTTACCAGCTTGTCTTTGTTCTGCTTTTATTATGTGGTATTTACCTGTATGTCTTATAAAATATCTAGAGTTTTCAAACTCATCACCACGTTGTCTTTCTTTTTCATAATGAAATAAATATTCTAAGCCTTGTACAGCTGCAGTAGGTGCAGACAAGGCTATATTGTTTTCTGTACCATTATAAAAATTAGGTTTATTTTCATATCCAAATCTAGCTAATTTACGTACACCAAAACCTATTCTATAATCATTTGGAAAATATTCAGTAACATCAATTACTTGTGGTATATCATACAAATTACCATCAGCTGGAGGTCTTACAAAATAATCTTTACGAGGTGTTTCAAATGAATTTGAAGTATTACCAGCCGCGTATACACTAGAATACTTTAATACATTATTATAAAACTTTTTAAATATTTGTGCGTTACTATTAAAAGTAATTAACAACAACAATATACATAGTATTTTTTTCATATTATTCTCCACATTTTTTAGATGGATCATCAACCCTTCTCCAGTCTTCATTTTCAAACCAGTCACGTAATGTAGCTCCTTTTTTACGAGCTCCTTTTACGTTTGTTGAAGATGATCGTTTATATTTACCTTGTGCACCAGCAGCTCTTTTAGAGTTAACTAGCTTCTGTCTTTCTTCTTTACTCATGCCGCGTATTTTAGCAGCGGGCAAACAAGTTTTAGTAGTTCCACCACCTTTTTGTTTATTAAGTGGAGATCTTTCTTCTTCAGCATGCTTTAATCCTACTTTATTACCATCACCTCTCCCAGCAACAGCAGCGGTTCTATTACGCATTTTATTCCAGGGTTTTGAGTGCATTACTGTAGCAGCGCAATGTAACATTGGTGTTCCTTGTTTATAACTCATGATTTATCTAATTTACGCATTGCTTTATTTCTAGCACACTTCATTTTTTTAGCATAGCTAGGATTACGCTTGCGGTTAAACACTATCTGTTGGTTTAAACTACCAACAATTTTCTTTTTATTACCTTTTCTACTTTTAATAAGCCAGTTAGCCAAAGCTTCACAACTAAGATCTCTAAACTTACCTTTAGCGTCTGGTGCATCAGAGTCTTTCCACTCAGGTCTTTTTTCTTTTGCCATTATTTCTTTTTACCTCCGCCAAACTTACTTGGTCCACCAGCTTTAGTACATCTTACACCCCAACCTGAAGCATAAGCACTAGGCCAAACTTTAAATTTTCTTTTTGCAGCTGCTTTACAGCTAGCACTTATTTTCGCGTATAAAGCCGAGCCTTCTGTTTTCATTTTATTAGAAGAATTTCTAACAACATAAGGTCCTATGTCGTCTACTTTTATATTAGAGTAATCTTCAACAGATGATTGCGGAAAAGTAGATGAATCTCCTTTTATTTGAGCAAATTGCTTTTCAAAATCATCTTCTGTAACGTGGTCGTTTGGCTTGTAAATTTTACTAGGATTATTAATTCTTATGGTATCTCTGTGTTTTTTATTCTTTGGATCTGGCATTTTTTTTCTTTTTTTGTAGTTCAATTATTTTTTTAACTCTATCTTCTTCGTATCTTAACTTTTTAAGCTCTTGTCTTGTTAAACCTAAGTCTAGCAACATTTGTTTTTGTTGTTTAGATGTAGTTTCTTTTTTCATGTTAGAAACATCTAAATCATATTGTTGTTCTGGCGTAAGAGGTTTTACAGGATCAAACCCACCATAATATCCTAATCCAACATCCCAAGTTGACCAACCTAAAGCTAAAGCAACTTTTTGCCAGTTCTGAGATTGCTCACTCATTATACCTCTAATGTTATTCATTTTTTGAATAGCTCTATCAAGAGGTAGGTTTGTTAAACCTGATATAACCTGTGCGCCAGCTAAATAAGCAGGGTTATCTAAGCTAAATCCTTTTTCTTTCATTAACTGTCTATCCCATGTAAAAGTATTAGCAGCAACTCTTAATTTTCTAAACTTAGAATCTAATGGTGGTGAAAAATCAAATAAGTCATAAACAGCTTTTACAAACTTAGGTGATTTTTTATCATTTTCTTTAGCTAAAGTTATTAAAGAGTTTTTAAGTGCTAAAGCAGCTTTACCTTGTATACCTAAACCATCTAACAAAGAATCAGCCATACCGTTAGCTATTCTACCTGTTTTGTTGTTGTCTTTTTCTTCTTCTTCTTCTTCACCAAAAGCGTCAGCAAATAAAGCGTTTTGCATGGCGTTAAATATTAAGTTTTGTGCTACACCATAAAAAGCTATCGTGCCTACGTTTTTCTTCCAATCTCCTCTACCACTTATTAGATCTTGTGTAGATCTTTTTATAATACGAGCATACTGCATTGGTGTATTAGCAAAAGCTAGTATTACACGACCAGCACCGCTTGCTTGTTGTTGTGATATTTTGCTTGGATTACTTGATTGCTGATTTTTCTCTGCAATAGCATAAAAATCTTCAAAAGCTTGTTTTTGTGCAAGATCTTGTGGCATACCTTGCTTAATATACATGTCTAATTGATTTCTATAGAAACCAGCGCCACCTGTTGCAATAGCAAAACTGTCAGCAAACCTAGTTAATACAAATCCTTTATTCAATAAATAATTTAAAGCAGCTTTAGGTTTATCAGAACTTTCAGCAACTGCATCGGCTATTTCAGATTCACTTACATTTATTTTTAAGCCATTACGTCTTTCAACTAAGTAAGGAGAGTTCATTAATGTCTTAAAATCTTTCCAATATTGTTTTTGATTAGCAAAAGCTTTAGCAGAATTTATTAAACTATTGTTTCCAACACCTATAAAGTTAACTGCTGAAAGAGTTTGTAAGACGGCTGATCTAGTGTTTAAGAACATAATAGCACCTACAGAGTTATTAAGCCAATCTAAAAGGTTGTTAACAACCCTAGAACCACCGATAGGTCTATTAGATCCTGACTTCATTCTACGTAATTGATCACGTAAAGCTTCTACATACTTAGGACCGTATGCGGCTTCCAACTTGTTCATGTTTTTGTCAGAAAATATAATGTCTACATTTTCTTGCCACTCTTGTAAATATTCTTTTCTGTTTACTTTTGTTATACCATTTAATACATCTGTGGTAATAGTTCCAGCCAACCAACTATCGCTTGGAGCTGGATACTCTTTGCCTTTTTGTATTTTCATTAATTCATCAACAAGAGTATTCATTTCAGCATTTTTATCTACAAAATCATTTAATGCTTTTAAATCAGTTTTAGAAAGACCAGGTATAGTCATACCTTGTCTAGTCCATACAGCAACTCTTGCAGCTTGTGAATGCGTAAATCCACCGTAACCCATTTCTTTACTTAAGCTTTTAGGTAATGTTTTTAAATTACCTTTTAACTTTTTAAAGTCTGCAGCAGCTTGAATTTTAGCTCTTGTTGTAGCTAATTCAGCTCTATCGTAAGTGTCTAATAAATTTTTCTTATAAAAATCTATTTGAGCTTCACCAACTTTTCCTTTACCTAGTGTTTTATATAATAAACCTAAAAAGTCTTCAGCTGAAGGTGTAGTAAAGAAACTAAATTTACCTTTTTTCTTACCTACAGTTTGAGCTTTTGCTTTTGAATATTCTTTAAATGACTCAATACCGGTAGAGCTTTCTAGTATATCGTTAAATATTTTATCAAAGTTTTTCTTTTTACTTTGTTTAGCTATTTGTACGTCAGACTTAACATCTATTTGATCTAATACTTCTTTTACTGCTTTAACATTTTTTACAGCATCATCAGCAAAATAAAAATCATTATAACCTTCCGCTGCTTTACTTGCAACCCATCTACCTTTTGCACCTGGTGTTCCGTCTGCTAATCCTGTTATATTTCCTAAAGGTAAATTTAAACCAATACCATCTAAAAATGTTTTAATTGCTGAAGCAGAAACCTGAGGTCTAGCTGTTAATACAAAAATATCTTTACTACCAAACTTATCTTGACGTTTTAAAGCAAGATCAGCTAATGGTCCTTTTGATGTACCATCAGCAACTTTTTCAAAATTAGTAAAATCAAATGCAGCTCCATCAGCTTCTAAATTAGCTGCTTGTTGAGCAAACTCAGATGCAGATATTTCTACGGTAGAACCATCTCTTTTGTTTACTATTACTTTTTCTTTTGTTTTAGCTAACGTGTCATCAAAATCAAAAACACTAATACCTTTTGTTGGAGTATCTAATGCTCTACCTAGGTCTGCAGCTTTATCATAATTACCTAGATCTTTTATTTGATCTTCTATAGTAGAATCAGGATTTACTTTGTCTCCAAAAGTTTTATTATTTTTTTTACTTGACTTAACTTCGTCTTTAGCTGTTGTTTCGTAGGCGTCTATTCTTTCTTGAGCTTGCTTAGAAGTTATTTTTCCAATTATAATTTCATTTATTAAAGAGCTAGTAGCATGCTGTATGTTAGGATTTGATTGTAAATCTTTACTTACTATAATATCATATCTAACAGCATCACTAACGCCGTTTCTACCATGTGTAAATGGATTAACAGCAGTATGTACATCTTTTCCAGGATATTTTCTTATATCAGCTAATCTCTTAGCATCACTAAAATCACCTGTTTCTAAACCTAAATTTATAGCATTGTCTAGTAAAGGATGCAAACCACTCTTTGAGTTCCATTTTACAACAGAACCATCTGGCATTTTTACATCATAAGTTTTATCTAAGTGATTTTCTTGAAGATCTTTGTTAACTATTTCTTGATAGTAAATTTCGTTTGACAAATCTTTCCAACCCTTCCACACCGCGTCACTAAGACCAGAAGCTTTTAATGTGTTTGTTACCCAAGCACTCATTGGAAACCAATGTTCTTCGTATGCTTTACCTTTTTTGTTTGTTCTACCGTCATTGTTAATTGTAGCCATGTTTCTAGCTAAACCAGCATTAGCATTTTGATTACCTAGCATAAATTGTAAACCAGCTATATCAAATTTATTATTTAAAACTATTTTTCTAATACCATCAAGAATAAAGTTTTTACCTTTTAAAATAGAGTTTTGTTGTCCTTGGTTCTTTTCAGCTTTAGCAGCACCTTTTTGACTACCTATGGCATTTTTAATATCTCTTTGTGTATCTTTATCTAGGTTTTTAACATTAGTTTTTTGGTTTACTTCTCCTTTTACAGTTTTTAATTCAAGTATATCACCATTTTTAACTCCATCTATAGAGTCTTTTTTATTTTTTGAAGCTCTTGAAGCGTCGTTAATAGCTAAAAAACCTCTTTTTAAAGCTGAAGCTATATTATTACCTGCTCCAGCCCACGTTGATGGTGTTAAAAGCAATGAAGTAGCATCTCCAAAACCATCTACCATACCACTAGTTATAAACTCTGAAACCCTGTTAACTCCTTCTTTACCTTTTTTTATTACTTTAGCGCCAAAGCTTTCTACAATATCTTCTTGTTGTTTTTTTATTGTTTTATTTTTATCTGCTTTTTTACTAAACTTAACACCAGTACCAACTCTTAATTCTGCTTTGGGAAAAGCAGTTTCAAACATTTTATTTCTAAAAGATAATCCAGCTAAACCTTTTATGGTTTGAGCTTCTGCTGCTCTATATATAGGTTTATCACTAGTTATATCACCTAATAAGTTTTTATAGTCAGCAACTGTTTTGCTAGGATCTAATTTCCATTTACCTTTTCCATCTTTAACATATAAAGCATTTAATATGTTGTTAGGTATAAAAGTAGATTTACCACTAGAATCATAAGCATCAGGTAAGTTTTTAAAATCTTGCTGAGCATTATTGTTAAGATATTGTTTTAAGTTTACTAAACCTTTTAAATCTTTTTTCTGTATGTTTTGTCTTTTGTCTGTAAAAACTTTAGGATTAATACCAAAAGCTTTTCCCAGTGTTCTACCTAAAGCCGGACCTATATTTCTAGTACCTGCCATATTAGCTACAGGTGTCGTTTTAAGATCAGTCTGTATTGCTGTTTCAATAGCAGGAGCAACATCTGTGCCTAGGTTTTCTGTTAATACAGAGCTATAAATAGCATCTCCTTTTGGACTTCTTTTTCTTCTAGGTGCTTGTGTTTCTACTTCTGTTTCTGTTTCAGCTACAACGCCTTTTGCTTCGGTCACATCTGCTTCAAAAACATCTTTAGTACCTGCTTCTCCTTTTTTAAATACATTACCAATTTTATTAGATAATTGAGAATTTATCCAGCCAGATAAACTATTGTTTACTTCTGGATTAAAGTTTCTAATATGAGGTATTAACTCTGTGACGGTTGCTTGTACAAAATCATCTTTACTAAAACCAGGAGGCTGTTGACTTGGTGAAGGTATTTTACTTTCAATTAAACCTTGAAGAGTATTATTACCAAATAAATCACCTATTGCTTGATCAGCTTTACCCGCATCCCATTCAGCTTTAGTAACTGTGTAATTACCAGCATCGTCTTTAGGTCCAGCTGCATTATCTACTTTTTCCTGCTTTTTATTAGATTTTTTAACAGTGCCTAAGTCAACTTCATCAAGGTTTTCAGTATCTAATTCAACTTGTGCCGCATCTAATGTTTGCTGCGATAAACCTTCGCCACTTAATAAATCTTTATTAAATCCTTTTAAAAAGTCTATAACTTGATCTCCGTCTTTAAAACTTTGATTCCAGCCTATAGTTTCTAAAAAATTCCATGTTTGAGCAAATTTAGTTGGGTCAGTTATTTGAATACCACCAGTAGTTAAAGCGTCACTCGTAACAGCCATAACTTCTTCATAAAAAGTAGCTTCACTTATTTTACCATCTTTTAAGTCAGTTGCATAATCGTTTAATAAAGATTTAGTTGTAGCATCAACTTTAACAAAAGGATCGTTATCTAGTTTATTTTTTAAATCTATACCCATTTTAAGTAAAAGATCAGGATTTACTTTACTAGCAAAAGCGTGTATTAACTCGTGGTTGTCAGCGGGTATAGTACCGTCAGCTTCACTTGAGGCATTGTTTATAACAATTTGTTTAGTTCCATCTGGTAAAGTAGCTATTATACCATACCCTTGGTCTTTAGCATCTAGTATCTCGCCAGCATCGTTTGTTGCTACATCTAGCTTTATACCTTGTTCTTTTAACGTTTCAAAAGCTCCAACAATGTCTTCTGTTGTGTCAAATCTAGTAATACCGACATCACCTAATTGATCAGCTACAACGTCAGCACCTTTTTGAATTCTATTAGTTAATTCAACTGGTGGAATATTAAATTCTGTAAAACTACCTGAACCATCTAATTTAGGTTTTTTGCTTTGTTTAGCATCAGCATCAATATAAGGTTTTAAGATATTATTTTTTTGTATTTCAAGCTCTAGTATTTCATTTTTAATTCTATTTATCTCAGGTTCTTTATCATTAAAGTTAGGATCAGAATTAACTTCGTCAATAGCCTTTCTTTTGTTGTTTACTTGTAATTCTATATCAGATAAATCATCAATCTCAGATCTATCCATTTCACTAAATCTGTTTAGTGTTTTATTTATTTCATTACTAGAGCTTCTGGTTAAATCTACTATTTGATCGTTTAATCTAGCTCTATTAGCATCTGACATGTTAGGATTAGCTATTAGTGTATTTTGTAATTCTAATATTTTAGACCTATTGTTAGCTATTTTAGTATTACTATCTGGCCCTTGAACCATTTGAGATACATTAGCAAATAACGCTGGTGCTTTATAAACACCACTAGCCATAAAAGCTCCACTAAAAGTAGCGTCTGGAACACCATCAAAAAGATTCACATCTTTGCCTAATATATATCTGTCAAACATGTTCCCACCTAATTCAACGAAACCTTCTGAAGCACCTTCTTTAGTTGCGTCCAAACCAAAGTATCCAATACCTTTAGCTGTTCTAGTTGCTCCTTTTGTTGTTAATAAACTAGCAACTTGTTGAGAAAAACCCTGCCTTACACTAGGACCCATAGAATTAAAAGCGGCTCTAGATCTATTTATTATACCGAGTGATATTCTTTCAGAACCAAATTCTAAAATACCATTACCTATTGCTACTCCATACATTTGAAGTGGAGAAAAAACTGGTTGACCTTTAGCTGCTTTTTCTTCATTATCTTTTTCCATTTCGCGATAACTAGAGCCAACAGCTTGACCTGTTAATATAGGTAAAGCAGCACCACCACCCATAAACATAACAGCAGTGTTAATAGACTGACTTCCAAGCATCGTTGAAAAATATCTACCCCAATCATCACCGTCTTTTAAATCAGATAAAGTTTGAGCATGAGCAATACCATTAGAAGTTTGCTCTACATAAGCATCAACTATATTATTTAAATTTCCCCTAGCTTCTGTATAAGCGTCTGATCTTAAAAACTTAGCCGCTAAAGAAGCACCAGGTGAAAAAACATTAAAAACTTTTGATGTTATAGGATTATCAGTAATACCAAAAGCATTTGGTGCGTTAACAACCATGTGTCCAAGATCAAGTATAGACTTTCCTGCGTTAACCGCGGCAATTTTAACATTTTCACCAAAAATAGCTATAGGATTAAAATTTCTTTCTAAATAATCAAGTCTTGTGCTCAAGTTTTTGTACTCAGGCTCAAGCATCATGGTGTTTAAGTCCTCTATTTTAGACTCATAAAGTCCAAATATTTTATCTCTTTTTTCAGTAAGTTTAGTTATTAAAGCCTTTCCTCTTTTTGCTTCCCCTTCAGTTTGATATTTGGCTTTAGATAAGATAATTATTTGATTATTTAAGGCTTCTATGCTAGTTTTAGCCGAATTAGCAAAATTATTAGCATCTTTTTCTTTATTATCTAAATTAAGTTTTCTTATATCTTGAATATATTTAACTGCTTTTTGCTTGTCGCCTTTTTCAACAACACTTTCGCCGGCAAGAACTGCACCTCTTGCTGGTCCAAAAAGCTGAAGCGCTCTTTTCCAGTTAAATTTACTATCTTGATCTTCTATCCAAGATTCTAGTTTGTCTTTTTCTTTCTTATCTACTAACTCAGCAGTATAAGTTTTTTTCATATTGTTTTCAATCCACTGCTGCTCTGAAATATCAGTAGGTTTGGGATCTAGTTTATCCCAAGCTTCTTTTGATTTTATTTGAGCTTGCTCCCACTCAGGATTAGGTATCATTTCACCTGTCTTAACTTTTCTTTTCTTAACATTACCCGTTTTTGAATATGGATCTACATATGGTTCTGTTTTATATTGAGGTATAACTTTCTTTGAAAACCATTTATCTACATCTTTTTGTATATCTATATTGTCATTATCAGTTAAAGAAGTTGCTTCTAAAAACTCTTTTTCTAATTCTAACATTTCTGGAGTCAAAGTATATTGTTTACCCTCCGTAATAATTAATTGACCATCAATACTACTATAAACTTCTTCACCTTCTTTTAATTGCTTTCTTGTGGAATATGACGCACTTGAGTCAAAATCTGAATGACCAAATTGAGCTGCTATACCTAAATTACCTGCACCATTTTTATCTTTATAAGTTTTCCATTTATCATCTGAAGATCCTTTAGGTTTATAATAATATATACCATTTTCATCATACTTAAAATCATAACCGTTTTTAGTTATAATTTCATTTGGTTTAGCAACAGAAGTATATTGGTTAATTTTTTTCTGTTGTTCTTCTTGTCTAAACTTATTTAATGAACCAGCGAACTCACCTGTTCCAAATCCACCTTTTTTATTAGACAAACTTGATGTTGAAGATAAACTAAAAAGTGGTTGCTGTGAAGATCCATCGTCCGATTCGGATCCTGTATTGTCTTCTGACTCCGAGCTCGGATCCTGTGTCTGGGAGTCGTTTGTCTTTACTTCTTTAACTTCTACCGCCTCTGGTGCTTTATAACCAGTAGATTTTTTCCACTCTTGTATTCTTCTATTTATCTCATCGATATCTAAAGGTGGTTTAATAGCTTGTAGTTCTTGTACTTTTTCTACTAATTCCATTTAATTTAATTTAAAGTTTGTTATCATCAATGAACTTTTGGGCTTTAGCTTTTTTAGCTTCAGCTAAATCAAATACAGCAGCGTCTTGCTCAACTATAGGTAATTTATTTGTAATAAATTGTTTTAAATAATTTTTCATAAAATAATTTATGTAATTATTTTCAAATTGTATTTTTTTATCTTGAGATAAAGGTAAATCTCTTTCATAAGACCATGCTAAACTACCCGCATTTGCATTTTGCATCATTTGGTCATCTTCTTCTTCACTAGAACCTTTAGCTATAAAAACATTCCAGGCAGCTATAACTTCTTGTTCTTGTTGCATTAAACCTGCTACCTCAGCATTTATAAAAGGTTTAGCTTTTCTTTTAATTTTATCTAAATCAAATTTCAATATGTTTCTACCTTTACCCATGCCTATGTCTATAATTTCATAATCATAACTACCATCAGAATTTTTAAGTATAAATTCGTCAGCTATAGCAGCATTAGGCATTAAATTACCTTCTTCATCAGCAGATCCTTTTGCTAAAACACCAACTTCAGTTAAAAGTCTTAGCATGTCTTTGTTAATATCAGGCGTAGTAGCTATTAAATCAGTGTTAGCATCTAATAAAGCTTTTAATGTGTTACTATTTATTTCTAACGGCCTTTCTAGCATTGGACCTTCAAAAACTAATTGTTGAGAATTATCTTCTAGTAAATTTAAATAAACATTATATCCTTCTGTTTTAGAAAAACCTGGTTTATTTGTCATAATGCAATTAGCAACCATAAAAGAATAATCATTATTAACATCATAATATTGGTCTTCAGTAACAGATAATTGATCAACAACAGATTTTATAAAATCTAAAGATTTTTGCGGAGCATTTTTAAGTCTCTGTAATTGTTTATATTCATAATCACAGTTTTCACTAATACATTTACCCGAATCTATAGCTGTTTTTAATTTAGCATAAAATTTTCCAGTTCCTTTATAAGCGTTATCTAGTATACCAAAAGAAGTGTCTATGTTAGCGGCAACGTAATTTTTATCATATGCGAGTGCATTACTCTGATTAGTTTGTTTAATCGTAAGATTGTATGTAATGTTTTTATTCTCCATTTTATTATAATTTACCTCCTAAGCCTCCTACTATTCCAGCTACAGATCCAATAGCTCCAGTTATTGCGCTAGTTTCATCTCTTCTTGCTTGAGCTTCTTGACCTCTTAAAGCTGCTATTTGATTAGCAACTCTATCTAATTGAGTTGTTTCTCTAATTTCTCTTTGCTCGAACTGGAACAAGTCTCCTTGTACATCTGCTTGCTGTATTCTTTGTGCTTCTGACATTTGCTGGCTTTGAAGTCTTTGCTCTCCAGCGGCTCTCTGCTGCTCGTTATTAACCTCTTGTCTTTCTATATCCGAAGCAATACCTTTTTTAGCTTGTAAAGCAGCTTGTGCAAGCGCGGTTGCCCCACCAGCTGAAGCACCAGTAGCTCTTAATGTATCTAAAGTATTAGCTAAAGCTTGATCAGTTTGTTCCATTTTAATTTCAGTAGCTTGTGTTGCTACGCTTAAATTAGCGAAAGGATTAGATAACATGTTGCTAAGATCAGTAACACCAGCGTATGGATTTATTATTTCTTGACGGTTATCTTCAAGCCGCTTTAATTTTTTTTCTAAAAGCCTAGCTTGTCTAGCTCTTCTACGAGCTTCTTTTCGAGCTTTACTAGCTCCAAAAATACCCGCACCGATATTTATTGCTGTGCCAATCCCGGCTGCTACTACACTCATATTATTAATTATTTAGTTTTAATTGTTTTTTCATATTTTCAACACTAATATCTGGATCATTAAAATCCTTTGCTATTACATCTTCTAAAACATCTTCTGGTATTTTTTTATCTGTTGCGTGAACAGTTATCCAAACAGTGTCTTCATGCATGTAAATTAATCTTTTTGTTCCTGGTTTAGTTATGCCATTATAAGGCGCTTTTATTCTTTTTATACCTTCTTCTGTTAAAACAGATATATCACCTTTTTGTACAAAATAAGGGTGTTCTATTTTGTGTATACCAGTAGAGACTATTTGACCTTTAGGCATAAATATTTCTCTAATATATAATCCATCAGCAAAAGTATGTTTTAACGGATTTATTGTGTTAACAATTTTATTTCTGCCAGCTTCTTTAGGGTCGCCATAAGATCCTGGTAAATTTAAAAGTTGTTCTTCAAAATCTATTATTAGCTCTCTAAAACGTTCTATATGTTCTAGCTGCTCTAATGTATACTCTTGTTTTATTAAGGAGTTGCTCATTTAATTTAATTTAATAACCGTTGTCCATCACAAAATCTGATGAAACTAAAAATAATTGTTTTTCTCCTCCAACATCTGTTACATCATCTGTAGAGAAAGTGGCAGTTGTATAATAACCTTTTAAACCACTCATTGAGTCTCCAAATATAATTTCCCCAGCTCTAGGTACACTATTGTTTACAACATTAGAAACATAATAATTTTCTTTTCTAGAAAAACCTATTCTTTGTTTATCATATGGTGGGTATTCTGTGCCAAATGTACTTAAATAATTAGCTCTACTAGTAACACTAGAAAAGCTTATAGTTGCATTTAAAACAAAAGGAACAGCATTGTTTACAGATATAACTCTTATACCTTCAAAAGTTACAGTCGAACCTATATTTACTTGTATGTCTTGGCTTGCAACTAAAACACCCGTTAAAGCGTTATAAGATACAACTGTTGTGCCTGTTTCTATACCAGAACCCGATATTACAACACCAGCAGGTATAACATAAGAAGCACTTGTTAATGTAACAGTGTTACCTACAGATTGAATACTTGCAAAACCTATAACTTCTACTTGATTAGTTACTGTTGTGTTCGCTGGAACAGCTATAGCGGCACTGTCAACAGAAGATCCAATTGGTATATCAATATTAGAATATATAGTTACACTTGTCCCTGTCACTGTTTGTGCACATGCTGCATTTGATCCTGTTTGTATGTATTCTCCTCCATAATAACTTCTAATTATACTTGATTGGTCAATATTTGATACAGTTATTACATTTGGTTGGTAATCTCTTCCAGTTGAATCAGAAAATAAAGACTTAAGCATCCACCCATTACTACCTTCGTAACCTATAGTTTTAAATGTTTTAGAATTATCTGGTGCAGGATTGAATACAACTGTTGCTTCGCTTGGTGTTTCTACACTATAAAAACTACCTCTATTTACAGATGTAGAATAATGCTGGTACACACCTCCGTCTTTAACTGTATACAATTTGTTTTTTAAACTAAAAACTTGCTCTGGTGTATAACTGAAAAAGCTAACCCAACCTTGTGCTTGTTCGTCGTATGAAACAGTTGAAAACCCTTTTTTAGTAGCGCTTGAATCTATAGGTACTTGTGTTGAAACAACATATTGATCGTTGTGTATATCATAACCACCAATAACCAAGCCTTTATTGCCTATAGCGTCTAATTCATCTCTAAAATAATCTCTCATACCTAATGCAGATATTTCAGATATATTACCTCCACTAAGTCTTAATATAGCGTTATTATTTTTATCAGAGAAATATTTATTATAACCATAAACAGCAAAACTTTCAGGATTTTTGCTTATACCGTATTCACCACCAAAAGGCTGTATTGTTCCTATAACTAAATTACTAGATGTAACAGCACCACCACCTTCAGCGCTATATATAGCATCTTTATCTATTAGAGCTCTACTAACTTTGTCTTCTTGAAAAATTATTAAATTGGTATCTTCTGCGTAAAGTTTTTGTATAGATGCATTTGCAGGATCAGCTGTTTTTGTTATATCTTCACCAACTGAGAATACATTAGTTTGATTTATACCTGTTCTTGAGTTAAATATACCTGAATATATTAAAGAACTTAATCTATAAGCACCGCTATTGTTTTCATCAACTATATAAGCTTTTACACCAAAATCAACAGTAGTATTATTATAACCACCTCTAATTCTAGATTCTTCAATATTCCAATTGTTATTACCTGTTATACCCGTAATCACAGGATAACCACCTCTATCATTGGGTATGCCGAAAGAACCGTTCCAAATAGGTTCTTCGTCATTATTCGTCTTTTTAAGAATAAAAGTGTTAAAGTATTTAACTTCTACTGATGCAGCCATATTTAATTATTACTTATTTTTTATATAAATTACGCTTACTCTTGATATGAAAACGCATAATTAGTTGGTGATGGTTCTATGGGCACAGTAGTACCAAATCCAGCTTCTAAAGTCCAAGTAAATGAATCTGGGCCACCTTGTACAAAACAACCAGGGCTTCCACATAAACCATCTTCAGGATTACCACCACCGTGAGCGATGTCACTTAGTAAACCATATCCAACGTACTCACCTGGAACCAATGTGTCTGCAAGATTTAATTTTGGACCTCTCCATCCGCAATTAGTAGCAGAAGGACCCGATTCTGCTCCGCTGATAACTATATTGTTTGCCGAGCTATTAGATATTAAATGAGTCCAGCTTGGAAATTGGCCCGCGCCATTAGAGTTTGCTATGTATGCATAATAACCATTAGAACCATCGCCGCCAACAAACATGCCTCCCGGTCTAGACATTAACAACGTTATAACTTTGAATGAATCAGTAACACCGGTATTACCACCTGGTGTACAGTTGCTACTATAGTAAACATCTAGTCTCCATTGCTGAACTTTACTAATATTTATACCCATGTTTACTAAAACGGAACAGTCAACAAAGTCAGTAGGATCAGAAACTCTATACTCTATTGTGTAAACATCAGTAGCTACATTTGGAGTTTGATAGTCTTGATTTATTAAAGGTATAGTTGCTTGTCTAGCTAGATTAAAGCTTTGATTAGCTTGATCTAAAGCAAAGTGATTTACCACGTTGCCAAGACTATCTCTTTGATCTGTTATTTCAAAAGTTAAATCTTTATAAGAATTACTATTACCAGAAGCCAATCTATTGTTTCTCCAGCCAGCTCCATTTACAGCTTTTAATAAACCTAAATCTCTTATTTCTGTAGGCTGTACTCCTTGGTTTTCACCAACAGCTAAAAACAAAGGATAAATAGTAGGAATAGGACAGTTATCCCAAAGAACAGAGTCTAAAACTTCTAGAAGCGTACCATTTGTAACAGTAGAACTATTATTGACTTCTAAAGTAGCTGGAGGTCTTATCTGTATTCCACCGCCAGTACCAGATACAAAACTAATCGCTTTGTTCCACGTACATTGTATATTACCACTACCAAGTGTTGTTTTAGATACTAGATACGTACCAGGAGGTGTGTAGAAAGGTCCTGTTGGGGTTTGATACTGAAATGTAAAGGCAACAAGTTCATACCCGACAACTAGAAGTGAGTTTTCCCAAGCATAATGCTCTGATGTTGTTGATTGATAAACTGTGTTCACTAAAGGTAAAAGTTGACTAGGTCCACCAGGAGGGCTAAAAGTAGTGCCCGTGGCTATAGTATTTAGAGGAATACCAACACCTTCTACAGTGTCACCAACATCTATAGTGTCAGATGTATCACTAGCGTCGTAAACTTTTATAATAGTTGTAGTTTCTGGTATTAAAACTTTCATTGAAGCTCCAATTCCAGTAGGAATATGAGGAGCTACATTTCCTAATGTAGATGTAAAGCTTTGGTTAAAAGGCAAACCATTTACAACTGCAGAAAAAGTAAAAGTAAATGTTCTTAGTAAAGGATCTGTACCAAACCAAACAGAGTTAGTTTGTGTTAAAGTATGACCACCTATGAATCCAGTATCTATAGTTACGTTAAATTGATTCGTGTTAGTACCTGTTTCTGTAAAAGCAAAACAAGGTCCTTGATCATAAGCAGTTTGCACATTGGTGCCATAACCATCTACAACGCTATCTAAAGATAAAACTTCATTTATTTCTGAGTTTGGTATTTGTACGTCAAAGTTATTTACTAGATATATAGGTCCAGTTAATATACTTGGTTTAGTTCCTCCAAAATCAAAAGTTAAACTTTCTAAAAAAGGAGAATCATTCCATTGATTTAATCCTGCAGCTCCTAATCCACCAGTATTTTCATTTAAAACAATATCATTTATACTTTTAACTAGTCCAGTAGTAGAGGTTTCCCAGAATATATCTAATAAACTTTCAACTGGTTCTGTTTCATATACAGCTAAATATTGTATACCAGGTGTTGCAGCACTGTATATATTAACTAAATCACCTACTGAGGCGTCAACAGCTTCACTTACTACTATTTGAGCAGGTGTTGTAAAGTTAAGAGTGTCAGCCGCTCCAATGTTAACAGGGTTATTAAGTTCTAAAATAACATTAGGAGCAGCAGTTGTTGCGTCTTTATTTAACACTATTGTGCCAGCGGGTATTGTAGGTGTACCAGAAGCAGCTGTTACCATCATTCCTACAGTAATACCACCTATCGCACCACCGCCTGGTGCTACTGTTATGCTTGTGCCTGTGTAAGCACCCGCCATTACTACACCTGCAGGACCAGTAGTAGTTCCAGTGAAACTAACTAAAGTTAAATCACTTGGAAAACCTGGACCTTGCACTGTATCTCCTGGTAGTATAGTACCAGTTGTTCCGCTAACATTATTTAATCTTATAGTACTTGATGTTCCAGATATAGACACTGTTCCACTTACTGCTGAAAAATTAACATTAGACAATTGACCTATTTTATTAGCTGTATTTATTCTTGCTATATAAGGATTTGAATCTAATGAATAAAATTGAGGAAAAAAGTTAGGTTGAGGTGGAGTTTGTGGATCGTAATCAAATAAATCTCTTACAGTTGAAACTGTTGAAGCAAAATCAGAAGTTCTACCTGGATAATACTGTTCATTGCTTAAACCTAAATTCGTAGATCCTACAGATACACTTGTTGCAGAATTTTGAACTCTTCCATACAGCCTTACAGATGCTCTAAATTGATCTTGTTGTGGACCAACTTCAACTAAATCTCTTGGTACTTTATTTATATTATCACTAATTAAAACAGTATGTGAAGTTTCACCAACTTCTAATGATTGGTCGCTAGGATACGATGCCATTATACCAGGAAGATATACATTGTAATAATCTTGCTCTGTTTGTTTTACAACTATTTTAAAACTATACCAACCTAATGGATTATAATCTGCACTCGTAGGATCACCATTATAAACACCAGGTAAAGCTAATTGAGCGTCTTTTTGCTCGCCTATAACATTGTTAAATAAAACTTTTATAGAGTTTCCAGGCCAACTATCATTGTCTATGTTTTCATCATTATAAGGGGAATAAGCAGTATCACCTTTAAAACTAGCTCCATTTGGAAGTGTTATGCTTGTTTTATTGTTTGATAAAATAGTACCTGATTGTCTACCGTATCTATCAGATAACACTACTCCAATTTGATAATTTCTATTTGTTTTTACACTAGAGTTCGGATATTCTATTTTACTAGTTGTTTTTTGTATATCACTACCAGGAACTAATAAAACTAGTTGTAAGTTAGCTATTACAGCCGTTGTTGGCGTGTCTATTTCAATAGTAGTAGCATTTATACCTGTAACTAAAGTACCTTCTGGAACTCCGTCACATATAACTACCATACCTACAGAAATTACATCTTTTATGTTAATTAATTCTATTTGTGTAGATCCAATTGGAATAGGTCCAACAGCATCGCCCTGTGCTTCTAATGTGTTAAATGCTGATTTAGTTGTAATAGCTGTTTGATAATCTATAAAATCAGGAGCAGTGTGTTTATTTAAAAAATTACCATATATAACTCTGTTACCAGAAACTTCTTGAGCTAAAGCTCTTACAGGTATTTTGTCATAAACTCTTATTAAATCTTTTTCAGGTAATGTTTTAAAAGGTTTTTGAGACTGATAGTCATATGTAAAATACTCAGGTTCACCTATAGTTAACTCTACATTAGCAGCTAAAGAAACAGGTGAACTTAAAGTTATTTCACCAGATGTACTAGGATTAATATTTGGATTATCAGGTTGGTAAGCAGTTACTGTTATATTTGTAGTTATACCAAAACCAGTTACATAACTACCTACGTTTATACCTCCTTTTACATTATCTACTAAAACAGTATTACTAGACGTGGTAGTTGTTCTTACGGTACAGTTAGCTGATTGATTAAAAATTTCCTGCTCTTCTATTGTATCAACAACTTTAACAGTTGTTTGATCAGATTCTCTATATAGTATATCAATAGATTCTAAAAGCAATTTATCTTTTAATTCATAGTTTTTAAAAGGTAATGGTATTCTTAGTTGTATTTTATCTACTTTATTTTCTACAAAAGAAACTATAGTACTTCTATAAGACTCTGCTTGATCGTCTAACTCAGGCATTCCCCTAGCGTCATCTTTAACATACATAAAATACCCATCTTGTCTAGGTATAAATGTAGATTGTGTGAATGTAGAGAATAAAGAATATTCATCATCTATAAATTTAAATCTATATGCAAATCTTACAAACTTATCTTCTAAATAAGTGTCATCACCCGCAAAATCTTTTTCGTAATATTTATTATAATTAAAAATTATTTCTGTATCTGCTGCTAGCGTTGTAGGTATAGTTGCACCTAATATATTAACAGTCCATAGAGCTGGATTAACACCAGCAGGAGCAGAATAAACAACGGTATCAACATATGCTGAAGGTATTGGTACTATATTTCCTAAAGCATCTATATATGATACGTTAGCGCCACTATCATAAGGATTAGGTATTTGAGCTTGAGCTATATATCCTTTTAAATTTTTAACTACAAAGCTAGCTGCTCCTGATAAGGCTTGGGTATTTAGTTTTGAACTACCACCGTTAGGATAAAACTTACTAGTGACATCCTTCATAGTTGTCTCGTATTGAGTTGTAGGGGCTGTAGATTCTTTACTTTCAGCATATAACTCTATGGCGCTATAAGGATTGTATTTGGCAACAGATATTTGATCTTCTGTAGTATAATAAGTTGGAATTGCAAGTTTAGTTGGATTAGCTAAATCTATATTTATTTTTCTAGGTTGGTTTCTATTATCTGTCCAAAATAATAAATTTTCAACTATATTAATACCGTATATAAGATGTGTTTTTGAAAAATTTAAAAAAGCGCCTTTAACCAGTGTTGTTAATACACCAGAACTGCTACATTTTAATATAAAATTTTCAGCGCTTGAACTATACTTGAGTTGGGTTGGATCTTGATCTAAATAGTTTGTAAAAAATAAATACATATTACCATTAGAATCATCTTCTACATGTCCTATGCAATACAAACCACTAACACCTGTGTGTACGGCTACGTTAGCTATTAAATTATTACCTAATACGTTTTCTAAAGAACCTACATTTTCACCTTCGGATTTACTAACTTGTACATTTAAAGCGTTTCTGTATTCATTGTTAGCAATAATACGAGCATCCAAGTCTTTATTCATCTTGGATTTTATAAAAGTATTTTTAACTTTTGCCATTAAATTTTAGTGTTTTATCCATTTAGATTTACCTCGCATAACTTGAACTATTTCGTCTAATTTAATGTTAGATAATCTTATTTTAGCATTTCTAAGAGCTGCTCTTCTATCTTTTTTAAACCTAGCGACAATACCTTCAGATACATTGGCTCTTCCAGATAACAAATTATATGAAATACTCGTATACATTGCTTCTTCAGCTAGTTTAGGAACTCTTGTATCTAAATCATATGCAAGTCCATCTGATATGTAATCTACAACAATTAATTTATCTCTTAAATTACTTGAAAAAGTAAACAAACCATCTCTTTCATTTATTCCAAACCAACCGTTAACTTGTGATGTTTGTGGTTCTAAACCATATAATCTTCCCCAATCCCAAGGACCAGAACCATACCAGCCTTCTGCATATAATCCATATGCAAAATTATCATATAATTGATTAAAAGCTTGATTATTTATTATTCTATCGTCAGCTTTTCTCCATCTTTCTACTGTTTGAGAAGTACCTTCTAAATTTTCTCCAAAATTATCTTGAGTTGGAACACCCTGGTCATCTTGTATTAAATTATAATAAGGATTAGTAGTTAAGTTATTATTAGGATATAAAGGTCTTTTTACACCCAAAGAATCTATGTAACAAAAAGAAACATAGTTAACATAATCTTGTGGTATTGGAAGAGATAAGCTAGAAGGTATAGTTAATTCTTGTGATTTTATACTTTTTAAAGTATCATAACTAAATTCTTGTAAAGATCTTTTAGCAAAAAAAACTACATCAGATTTTTTAGCAGACTGAATTATTTTTCCATCGCCAACATAACCTACCATGTAATTATCTACTATATCAGATAATTTTATATATTGATAAGATCCGTAATTTTCTTCAACAGCACTACCTATAGCTTCTTCGGCTGGAGTATTTGCGTATTTACCACCATCTAATTTTTTAAGTTGCACAACAATGTATAAGTCATTAGCTGGATTAGCTGCAAATGTTATAGAGTTGTTAACTACAGAGTATTCTAAGACATACTCGCTCCAACTACCTGGATTAGGTAAACCAGTTGTGCTAGTATATATTTTAAAATTATTTAAAGCATAGTTTGTATTAGAAGGATTCCAATCACCAAAAACTAAATCTGTATCAAAAGTAGTTTTTATAGTTAAAGGATTTCCAGTACCTCTAAAGCCTTGTACGCCTTGATAATATTGTTGATTTGTTTCAGTTACTAATGCCATTTATTGTTAAGATTTTTCATTTATAGATACTTGTTGTGCTTCTTGTGTAGCTGCTTGAACTATCTCAGGATCTTTTATTATAACCCCAGCATATTTTAAAATACCTATTATTAAATTAGTTTGTTCTGATATATCTAGTTCAAAGTCTATAGACGTAGAAGGACTATATACGTATTGCCCCATAGCTCCAGGAGTAAATCCCCATGTAGGATTACTAGGAGTAAAAATACAGTTTATTGTTAGTTTATCTGGCTTAGGATTAACTTTTACTAATAAAATTGATTGTGAAAATGGAGATATGTTTGTTGTTGATTGAGTTGTGATCGCTATAGGATATTGAATCGTAGGAGCTGTAAGCTTAGATTTAGTTATTTTAGTATAATCACTTCTACTAGTTAATTGAGTTATAGATTCGTATGTAGGATTTGTAGTGTTATATGTAGATATGATTTCACCTAATTTAAATATAGAATTTAAACTATTAAAATACCAACCGTTATTGGTAGTGTCATATGTGAATTCTGCATCTTTTTCAAAAGGATAAAGCTTATAAGCAGTGTCTTTAAACATGTTAAAAAACTCTGTATCATTTTGAGTATTGTTTTGATTTTGACGGTTTAATTGATTGCCATCAGGAAAATACGATTCAAAAATTTCATTTTGAACCTGTACAGCTAAACTATTAAACTCGCTTGGAGTAATATAACCTCTTTGCTCTTTGTTTAATATGTACAAAACTGTTGTATATACTGTATTTACATTTACCATTATTTTAATTTTTAATATACTAAAAAGGCGGACGAATCCGCCTTATATTAGTATCACTTGTTTTTATAGTTTTTTATCTATAGATTTATAGATCTCAACTCCTTCGTCTGTTTTCAAGAAAGCAGCAAAGGCTGAATATGGATTTTCATCAAAAGGCACATTCATTAGTTTTCTATCATTTGATCCCCAAGTAAATGTTCTTTGATCTTGAGATAACTTTATTATACCAGCCTCAGCGGCTTTAATACCAAAGTTTCTTAGTTGAACATTATCATCTTTAGCTAGAGCTATAAAAGTTTTAGGATTTTGTTTTGCAAACAACAATATATCTCTTTTTAATTCTTTAGAGCTCATGTTGTTTACTGCAGAACCTTTTTCAACTCTCATTATAGCTTCTGCTTGATCAATATCCATAGATCTAGCGGCTGTCATAGCGTCTATTTCAAGATTTATTAAATCTAAATCGTCTTCTGCTTCAGCTACAGCGCTAAATTCTTCATACACTCTTCCTTTTAATGGGTGGTATAATGAAAGTAATTTTTGAAGCGCAATATCTCCTTTACCTACTCTCAATGTTCCATCTTTAAACATAATATGCCCCATAGTACACTCGCCTTTTTGCTCATCAACAAATGGGCTTGATTGATTAGTTGCATATTTTAGTTCTCTTTGTTTTTTTATTTCTGGATCAAAATAAAGCAATGCATGCTTTTTAGTGTGTTTTCCAGGTATTGTTAATGTTAATGGATTTTTATTACCTTTTAAGTAATAAACTCTATCCTTAACTTCCCACGCTTCTTTTGCGGGTTTTGTTGGTGTTTTTGTAACCACTTCCTGAGGTGCAACCTCAACAGTTTCTACTGCTTTAGCTTTTTTAGCCATAATATGATAAAATTAAATAGTTAATAAAAAAACCCTAGGGTCACGCTCACTTTGTGACCCTAAGATTTAATTTAGGTATTAGATACCTTTAAATAATACAAAGTTATTAGCAGCTTGAGTTACTAAACATCTTTCAGATAGGAAGTTAATTTCCATAGCATCAAGAGTTGAAGTAAATGCACCACCAGCAGAACCAGTCAACCAAGACTTCATACGTCTGTCATCTCCTTGAGATGCTCTATAACGCACGTGTAAGAATGGTCGTCTAATGTTTGTACCTAAAATTTGGTCATAAACAGTAGAAGTTCCAGCAGGTACTAATACACCTTCGACTGAGTTAATACCTACAATACCACCTCTTGTAGAAGCGTCATTTAAGTATTTCCAATCAGTTTTATAAAAGTCATAAGATCCTCTTCTAAATCCAGAGAAACCTAAGTTAAGAGCCATTTCTTCTGAGTTTTCAAATAAACCAAAAGCAGTACCACCAGCGAAACCACCAGAAATACCAGCTAGCATATCATCAAAATCAAGAGCAGTTTGTCTTTGTAAGAAAAGCATGTTTTCTTCAATAGCTCCTTGAGTGTCTAAGTTTTTAAGAATTTCATCAAACTCATCAATTCCAGCAGCAGCAGTAAATCCTACTTCTACATTACCTCTATTTTCAATAGCAGCAAATAAACCTTCAGATCCTGGTAAAGCAGCAGCAACTGTTCCTGCAGCAGCAAGAGCATTTGCGTTTAATTCAGATTCTACCATAGACATTTCTAGGTAATCTTCAAAACGTAGTCTTGTTTCAGACTCAGCTTTTAAATACCATAAATACCCAGAAGCACCATCTTCAGTTGCAACTTCTACCCAACCGATTTGAGCCATATCAGACCCGTTAATAACATACTGATCTCTCAATATAATAGGTGAGTTAGAAAATTGTGTAAAAGCAGGGTCTACAGATACTCTATCCGCTTGCGCGTTTGCAAGAGTACCACCTACCATAGATGATCCTTTTACATAAGCAGAACCGTAAACAAATACTTTAATTCCAGCAGCAGCTAATCCTTGTGCAGCAAAAGTTGCGTTAGCAAATGGCTGCGCAATAAAATCACCACCAACTCCAGGAGTTGTAGCAATTACAATACCTTTAGCTTCAGCTCCTGAAACTGGGTCCATAAGAACTACAGTATCATTTATAGATACTACAGTTGAAACACCAGCAGCAGTAGGAGTTACAGTAGCAGCGTTGTTTGCACCTGTAGCAACTACAGTACAAGCATCATAAGCAATATGTAATCTATTTTGTTCAGACCAAATAACTTGATCAGATGTCATTGGCATTTCAGCGCCAACCATTCTTAAGAAGCCTGATAACGTTCTGTTTCCATAACGCTCTACTTCTTGTTCGTAAATTTCTGGTAAATATTGTTGCGCAAAATTTACTCCAGCACCACCATCAAATGTTAGATAGTTACTAGCTAGAGTTTGTTGAATTTGCGAAGGTACAATACTACCAAATTGTGGAGATAAACTCATAATTTGTTAATTTTAATTAGTTAAACCTTTTCGTTTTAATTTTTAATTTTGAAGAATCTGCACCAGAAATAGCTTTAACTTTCATTCCACCAATAAACACATCACCTTGAGATTTTCTACCTTCAGTATCTACTAGGTTTTTTGATTTGTTTACGACGTCTTTTACAGCATCAGCTTTTCCTTGCTCATAAAAATGAGCTGCAATTCTATCTACGTTTTCAGCAGCATAAATAGCCTTATGATAACCTGCGTGATCATTAATATTACCGTCATTGTCAAGGAACTTCCCTACAAGGTTATTAATGTTTGATTGGTTTTCAGCAACTTTATCACGATTAACAATATTATACTTAAATTTTTTATCCCCCACATTAATATCAAAACCTTTGAAATCGTTATTGAATAATTCTTTAGTTTTTTGTTTAAATAATTCGTGTTGTTTTTCAGCTACTTCTTGTTGCTTGTTATAGCGATTGAAAAAATCCATTGCTTTTTGTTGATCTTGAGTTACGCCGGGTCTCAACTTGATTTCCTCGTAATATTTAATCTTAAGATCTTCTAAATAGTTTTTGGCTTTTGCAACCTCTTCTTTTTTAGCGAGTTTTTTTCTTTTGACTTCTCGCTCTTCGTCAATATCGGCATCATAATCGAATTTTTCTTCCATTATGAAATTAATTTCTTCTAAATCTAAGTGTGGTTTAGATTTTTTATAATACTCTTTCAACAATATAGTTTCATCTACGTTTGTATAGTCAGCATTTAATCTAGTATAATCTTCTATAGTACCACCAGTTTCTTCTATGAAGTTTACAAGTTTTTCAATGTTTTCAGGTAATGGTTTACCTAAAACTTTTTCATCTCTTATAGCTTCTTTAACTTCAGCTTCAACTTCTTTAACTTCTTCTTCTGTTACTTCTTGGATCGGAGAAAACCCTTCAACATCCTCGTTGGACTCTTGTACAGGTTTTCCCACCGTTGCGCTATCTCCGGATGGTTTTTCCACAGATACCTCCTTTGTTTCTCCGATTTGAATAGCATCTTCTTTTTCTTCTTGTTTTGGAATTACTACTTTCTTAACCTCTGGTTCTAATTCAATCAAAGGTTCTTTTGGATTAATATTTACTTTAGTAACATTGTCCTTGGTTTCGTTTAATTTTTTAGGTGTTTTCTTTTTTGTTTTTAACTTAAATTCACCTTCCTGTTTAACAGGTTCATTTGTTTTTGTTTCTGACATAATATAATATAATTAAATAATTAATGGTTTAAACAACAGGCGGTTCTTCTGCTTCTTGTTCAAAATTTATTGGAAGCATTTGATTTTGCCTTTGTGTTATCATTTTACTTTGCTGCGTACCTTCCATTTTTATACGCTTATCTTTAGCTGCTTCTTTAGCAGAATTATTTTGAGCATTAGCCTGTGATTGCACTTGAGCTAACTGCATGTCAAACTCATGTTGCATTTGCATTTTTTGCATATCAAGTTGAGCTTGATTATTCATTTTTTGTATTTCCATTTGTGTTCTAGCTTGTTCGTATTGAACTTTAGAGCCACTAATAGCTTCTTGTTTTTGAACCTCGTTCATTGCTATTTTTTCATTAGCCTCTGCTTGAGATTCTGCTTGAGCTCTAATGTTAGCTTGAGCGTTTTCTTGATCTTTAATAGCTTTTTGCTTACGCTTTACTTTAAGTAATTGATTAGCTAATTTAAGATTTTTTATTTGCCTCAAATCAATAGCATCTTCAAGATTAATACCACCAGCCTGTAGAGCAACTTGAATATTTTGTTCTAGTTGAGCTTTTTCTTCATCATCTGGCTCTAATTCTAAAAATATACCAAAGTCATGTAAATTCAAATTAACAATTTCTTTTAGTGTATTGACGTTGTAATTACTAATAGAGTTGGTTAAAGACTCAGCTGTTAATGGAAATTCTAACGCGTCAGCTATTTTTAACGCAATATTTTCTGATATTCTAAGAGTTAAATAAGAACCAGCTTGCTTAATGTGTCTTGTTGCAACATTAGATGCATTAGCAGCCATCTTTTGCAACCCTACAAGCGTTTGTTTATCTGGTGTACTACCATCTCTAGCTTCATTAAGTCCGGTTACATCGCGTATCATTTGTAAATAATACTGATAAGTATTTATAAGGCTTTGTATTTTACCTTGACCTGAACTAGAATTTAATTCTTGAATAGGTACTTTACCAGGATTCATATCACCATCTTGCGTAAGTGATCTACCTACAATAGAACCAGTTTGAAAATACATGTTTAATGCTTCAGCTGGATTATAATTTGTTCCATTACCTAAATCGACTTCTGCTAAACCGTCCATATCTAAATAAACACCATCTGGTACTATTCTAGACATTACTTGTTGTAGTTTTAAATGAGTAAGTTGAATCATGTCAGCAAAACCAATACATTTGCTAACTAAAGATTCTATTCTGCCTTTATATATTCTTGGCGCACAAATTGAGTAATTCATTTTTACTTTAGTAGTATCAGCGTAAGGTCTTGACATATTTTCAGCAAGCTCCCATTTAAGCATTGTATCTGTACCTAATACTTTTGCTCCGCTATATAATACTTCTATAGATCTTGATATTTTTTCAAAATTATCGTTTTCAACTGGATTAAAAGTGTCATCTTTTTCTATGGCTTTAAGTAAACCTTGATCAGTCTTTTTAATTTTAAATACTTGATTATGATATGTTTTATAATCAAAATAAAGAACTTGAACAGTATTACTATTATAATCACCCCAACCAGTAATATAAGATCTATTACCGGGCATATTTTGTATACGTTCTAATTCTTTATCCGTTATGTCTGGAAACTCTTTTTTAAGCTCCGGTATTGTTACAGCTTTTAATTCACCTACATAATATACATCTTCAAAATTAGGATCTTCTGTGTAAGAATATACCATATAAGCAGGATCTACGTAATCAACAGTTATACCGTTAGCTGTGTTAAAATTTGTCTTACAAGCAGCAATACCTAAAACTGTTAAATCCATATTAAGCCTACGTCTTGTTAATTGATACTTGTTTTGAGCTAAAACACTAGATATAGCTTCTTCTTCAGCTATTTCTAATGATTGCTTGTAGCTTAATTGCATGTGTAACTCTAACTCTTCTTCTGATTCTGGTAATAATTCTGGATTAGGTACTTGATGTAAATCAATTCCAAGAGTATTTTTTAAGTTATCTAAATATTCTTTAGCTAACATGTCTTCATATATCTTAGAAGCGTATTCAGTTCTTTTCTTTATTGACTCAGGATCTTGAGCATAAGCTTTTATATCATAGGTTCTTTCAGATATACCATTAACCACTATATCTACAAACTTAGATAATATAGGAACAGGTTTCCAGTCTAAATTAAGATATGATAAATCACCATTAATAGATAATTCATCTTTGTATTTTTGTATTGACTGCTCACCTCTAGCATATAATCTTAGTTGGTGAAAATTATTCCAAGCGGTTAAATACCTATTACCCGTAGTTCTACCTTGAGAAAACCACTCGTGTTCTATAGCTTGTGCTACTTGTCTACCATACTCAATACTGGCTTTTTCAGCATCACTCACTACTTGACTAGGGAAATCACTTCTGGTATTAGTATATATATTCATTAATTTAAAATTTTTGATACAGTTCCTTTGTTGTCGTATTTTTTTATACCTAAATCAACTGGTTTTAATTTTCTTTTACTTACAGGTGTATACCTGTGCTTATTACAAGCCATTAAAGCTAAACCCGAACTAATAGAAGCATCGTGTGTTGTTCTATTATTGATGTTGAATTTTGACCAGTCTTCTAATGTACGTTGAAAATACATATCACCATAACCAGTTTCTTTTAAACCTACAAAATGTTCTATGTAAGTTTCTATAGCAGACGCGTGTGCTTGTTTAATGTCTTCACTTGAATTAGGTATACCACCTATTTCTTTTTCTGTAACAGATAATTTATTTCTTTTTTTATCTGGTCTATTCATAGCAAAACCTCTATAACCTCTACGTTTAAAATAATAAAGTAGTCTTGGTTTATTGTTTTCTGCTAGAATTGGCATACCATAAAATACACAAGCCATAAGTACATCTTCAAAAAATATTTCAGCTGTTTGTGGTCTAGCTATATATTCTAAGAAAAAATGATTTGGTGGAACTTCTTCCATGCTAAATTTTGTTAAACCATGTAAAGCGCCATTAGAACCTCTCTTATCTACAGTTCCTGATATATCATATGGATCGCATCCAAAAGCACCACAATGCTCGTTACCTGGATAATTAACTCCATTTTTTAAAAATCTTTTATTTTGTAGTTCAAAAGGTGGAACCCAAGTAACTAAAAATCTACCATTTTTATTTGGCACAAATATAACTCTAGTGTCTTGATGTCCGTTTTCCCATTGAAAACTTCCTTGTACTACACTTATAGAATTTTTTACATCTTCATTGTAATCTATTTGTTGATATATTTTTGTTAGATTAAATAATGATTGTTTAGATTCATCTCTAAAAGCGTGTTTAGTTGTTCTTGGAAACTGTCTATAAAATTCATTTAAACCATCTTGGTCATCTTTTAAGCCTTCTACTTCATTATTCCAATATTCTATTACGCCTAGTTTTATTTTTTCCCCATGCGGTCCCTCAGTATGTTTCTTTGGTGTGTCGAAGACAGGTAGCCCATAAGAATCAATGTATCCCTCGTAGTTCCATTCCATAGGTATGAACAAAGAATATAATCCTGAGCGAGTCTGTCCGTTGCTGTTCCTTTTTGTAACATCTGAGTCATCATAAAGTTTTTTAAAGTTTCTACCACCTTTGTCTAAAGAGTTTGATGTACTTCCCATCATACACTTTCCAATAACTCTACTACCTAATCTTAGTGTCGTTTTCGTAACCCTCCAGTTGTTGAGGATGTTGTTCGGTTTCTCCCACTTGCCCGATTCATCATGGACGAGGAGCTTGAGCTTCTCTCCATCGTAGGAGTTATCACCTGTGTTCTTCCAATCGATTGTGGTGTCGAGACCCTGTAGTTCGTCCTGTAAGGTTTCGTCGTTGGTCGCGGTGAGTTTTCTACGGGTAAACTTACTGGCTGGGACACGGTAGGCAAGCTCGGTCTTTGGACGGTCCATTCCGTCCTGGGTCGGCTTGAAAAAGAAGGGGTAATTAACCGATATGGGTACCACCTTATCTGTGAACATCTTCTTAGCATCAGGACCGGACTTTGATAATACACCATATCTAGAGTCAGAGGATATGGTTGCCAAGTTAACCACCTCTCCTGAGGCCATAAAGGAAAACCCAGAACGTCTGTTCTTAAGGTAGCACAATCCGTAAGACCGTATATCGGCCTTACAAGCTTCCCAGAAAATGTAGAATAATCTATTCGACTCCCGAAAGTCTGGTGCCCCGACATCAATTTTACTCCACTGCAAGTACATGTAATGAGTACCAGTAATGTAAGTAGGAACGCTTTTGTTATAAAACCAAAAACCTTCTTCCCTACGGTTAAACTCATTATCGATGTAATCATACCACTTATCTTTAAAATCTTGTGGATATTGTCTCCAATCAAATGTAGATTTAATTCTACTTAACGCTTTTGGATATTCAAATTGATTCCACTTGTTATTATTAAACTTATGTACGTTTTCTTTTTCTGGTAAAGCTATTTTAAGATTTTGTATTTCATATATCTCATCTATTTTACCAGTTCTACTTATAACTACAATATCGTGTTCTTCGTTATAACCGTACTCCCATTTTTTATACCTATTCATTCGTTTAAGAACTTTAGGTTTAATATGGTCTTTTAATATTTTATATAAATCTTGTTGATACATTACTTAGATCTTCCTTCTGCAAAGCCTTTAAAAGTGTTTTGCTTTTTAACTTCTTTTGGTTTATCTTCTAACATATCTTGCTCTTCTTGTATTCTATTTAATATTTCGAAAGCATCAAATATTGCTAATTTTTTTGTTGCTGCTGCATTTTTTAATCTATCAGCAGATATATCGTCATCTGAATCTACAATAGGTTCTTTAGCTACCTTAATTAATTCTTCAACTGCTACTCGCCCAGCTTGGATTATATTCTTCTTCGTTTCCTTGGTACTCATACTTAATTACAATATCATTTGATTTCATACAATATAGTCGTTTATTATCGACTAAAAATTCCCATTCACTGTTAGGTGTAAAACCAATCAGATCACCTGGGTTAATATTAAGCGCTTCTAAGAACTTGTTACCATATTTAAGTATACCAATAAGGCTTGCTTCTTTATTAAGCGTTAAATCTTCAGTGTTTTTTATAGGTGTTACAAAGCATCTGTCATTTATAGCGTGCCAACCATTATTGTTTTTGTATAAATAAATTTGATCTACAGCGCAAAAATATAAATCATCTTTAAACCAAGATCTGCTTTTTTTCTTTTCACCTTTTATGTCGTAAAAAGTTCTAAATACATTTTGGTGTATAATTACTATATCACCTTTTTTTATAGGAGTGGAAAAAGCGGCTGGGGTCTCTAAAACTCTAGCCACTCTGTTAACAAATTTCCAATTTTCTATTTTAGTATTTACAACTAGTTTTTTATCACCAACACTTACAGTATTACTGTATTTATCGCCTAATGGTTCAACGATAAAATCATATAAACTTTTCATTAATACTCTAAATCATACTCAACTGATATAGCCATATGAGAATTAAACTTTTTCCATGGCAATACTTCGTTGTTTTTCTTTATATGTATATTATAAGAATTATCTGAATCTTCAAAAAGTATGTGTGATATTTCGTGACCACCGTAAACTTGTTGACCTATAGAATAATGCATGGCATCGTTTTTATAGTCAGATCCAATACTAATCTTCCTAATATTACTCGCCATCAGTTTTTTCTATATCTGTATAACTTCCGTCTTTTAAGTCAATATTAATTTTTCCATATTTAGCTTCTAATTCTTTTTTAGTAGCTTCAATTTCATCACTAATTTCTTTTACCTTAGTATGTAGACTTAATTTTTGTACATCTAATACACCAATGTTAGCAAGAGCTTCTGATAATCTTTGTTGTTGCTCTGTTACTTTAGAAAGTTCTACTTCTTCAATTTTTTTAATTTCTTCACTCATAATTTTATTTGATTTAATTTAATTGTTTTATATTTATATAGTTACACCTGTTTTAACAAATCTACTAAGAAGGTAAATCTTCATATCCATCTGCATAATCAGCAGGTAAATATGATTCCATATCACTTACTTGCTCAGCACTACATTCGTCTTTGTAAAAGTCGTTAGATAGTAACCAAAGAAAGTGATCTTTAAGACACTGCAGCTGCTCTGCTGAAGTTTCTGAATCCGCAGCTTCTGCCAATTGACCATCTACTTGACTAACTATAACTGCTTTGTGACTGTCTGGCGTGTTTTCTGATGTTATTACGTTTTTATACATTTTTAATTATTTTTATTATTAAGCGTTTTCTAATGCTGTTACTTTTGCTGACAAATCTTTTATTGCTTGTACTAATACAGGTATTAATCTACCGTATGTAGCTTCTAATTTTTCTGGATTAGCATCATATACTAAATTTAAATAATCGTCATCAACAGTTTGTAGTTCTTGTGCTATAAACCCAATATCTTTTTTACCTTTATTAGCGCTAAAAAATTCATTACCATCTCCGTCAATTTCTGCTCTATTATCCCATACAAACTTTTTAGGCTGCAATGAATTAACAAAATCTAATCCATAAGGTATTGTTTCAATATCTGTTTTATCTCTTTCATCAGATATAGCTGTAATACTTGTTACTTGAGCTCTAATAGTTCCTATACTGGTATTACCTAACGTTATTTGATTATTTCCAGTACAAGCAGCTGAATACCCAAAACTATTTTGATTAGCGGCTCCAGTAGCGCTACCTTTAGCTTGATAACCAACCATAGTGTTAAAATTACCCGTTGTAACTGTGCCACTCGTACCACCACCACCATTTCCAGCTCCATAACCTAAAAAAGTATTATATATACCAGTTGTTAAAGCTCCAGCAGAAGTACTACCTACTCCTACATTTCTACCATCTCCACTTGTATTATTATATAATCTTCCAGATTGAAAGCCAACGAAAGTATTGTCTGGACTTGTTGTTATTGCGTCACCAGCATTTTTACCTAATAAAACGTTGTTATCTCCAGATGTTAAATTATTTCCAGCTTGATGACCTATCGCTGTGTTTCCTTCGCCACTATAACCTGAAACAGATAAACAGTTTACTCCAATAGCTACAGTTGAACCCGCTCCTGAAGTACAGTTAGCAGCCATATAATTTCCAATCAATACAGAGTTATCTATTTGACTAGCCGTTTCCATTACACCTTGTCCAATAGCTATTACTTGAGCACCAGAACCAGCGCCTTTACCAGTAGCTTTACCCAAGAACACGTTATTACTACCTGTATTATTTAGTCCAGCTTCATATCCAAGCATAGTTCTACTACTGCTAGTAGTGTTTGTATTACCAGCTTTAAATCCTATGTTTGTGTTATATTGTCCTGATGTATTTGAATAACCAGCAGCATATCCTACATCCATGTGGTCATCTGCTGTGTTACTTCTACCTGCTTGACCAGCACCTATTGCTATTTGTTTAGAAGCAGCTGTGCCAAAAGCTCCAGCAAATTGCCCTATTAAAACAGTTTCATTACCAGAGCTTGAATTACCAGCGGCTTGACCTATAACAACTGCATTAGATGCCGCACCGTTGTAAGCCGCGCTCGCACCAATGATAACACCATTACTGCTTCCACCGCCTCTATTTGCTCTTGCTCCTATAGAAACACTATTAGCATTTGAGTTTGTGCTTAAAGCTGATTCCCAACCTATAGCAACCACACCGCTTGTAGTAGTGTTGCCAAGACCGGCATCGTTACCAATGAATGTATTATTTTCACCAGTAGTTAAGCCTCCACCCGCATCTATACCAAATACTGTGTTTCTTTGTGGATTACCAGATAATCCAGCAGGTACTTCTGCTACATATACAGAATCGGTATCAACTAAACAATCAGAAAGACCATTTAAACTTGAAGCTCCACCACCACCGCCGGATTGTAAAGTAATTAGACCTGTGCCTGAACTAAATGTTAAAACATCACCATCAGAAGCTCCTGATTGTAATCCTGGTATTCTTAACGCAGTTATATTTGCATCACCTAAAGTTATTTCATTTGAAACACCTACAGCGCTCGCAGCAACATCATATCCAATAAGTATGTTATTTGAACCAGTAGTTAAATTGTTTCCAGCTTCAGAGCCTAAAATAGTATTAGTACTACCTGAGGTCATAAGTCTTCCGGCGTTTCTACCAAAAATAACATTATCATTTTTTGTACCATTACTTGACATAGCGTTATAGCCTACAACTGTGTTACCATTACTACCTAACGCGTTACCAACCATAGCTGAATGCCCTAAAGCTGTATTCTGAATTCCAGTACCTTGCCTACAAGCGTATCTACCAATTCCAGTATTTTGTGAACCTGTTTGATACGTTCCAGCTTCATTACCAACCATTGTTCTACCCTGCGCAGTGGTATTGTTTTGACCTGCTTGGTAACCTATATTTATGTTGTAATTACCAGAAGTATTAGAAAGACCAGCATAGTAACCAATAGATATAGTTCCTGAAGCTGTATTAACTTTACCAGCTTCATACCCTATAGAAACGCTATAATTTCCTTGAGCTTGATATCCTGCTCTATAACCTAAGAGTATATTTCCAGTGAAAGTTGTACTAGTAAACATTCCGGTATCTCTACCCATTAAAACATTGCCTTGACCAGAAGTAATAGCTTGACCGCAGTAATAACCAAAAGCAGCATTATCTGTTCCAGTAGTTATACTATCAAAAACGCGATAACCAAAAGCGGTGTTTCTGTCTCCATCTGTAACTAAATTTAATGCTGAATACCCAAGACTTGTATTTCCTTGCGCCGTGTTAGTTTGTCCGCTTGGTATATTATATACATATAAAGACTCTGCTGTAGAATTATATAGAAAAGGTAGTCCTGCACTTAAATTACTAGGTGCTATTTGCTTCATTGTCGTGCCTTGATAACCTACTAAAGCATCTATTTGTGTTGGATCTGTTTCTACTGTAAAAGCCGAAAATTTTATATTTGCCATTTTATATTTTTATTTATTTAAGGTGCTATTTCTTGTACCATGAAATTAGTGCCAACTTCTGTTATACACTTGTCTCCGTTTTCTGCAAGTATAAAAAACGTTACAGGAGATGGACCACCACCACCTGCTTTAGTTAAGGGGACTGCTAGTATAGCGTTTGCGTTACCTAGTATAGTTGGCATATTATCTTAATGCTATTATGTCTGTTGCTGTAGTGCTAGTTGCGTTAACTCTTTTTACTTGCAGTGGTATGAATGAAGAATCAGGTATATTTTTTAGTACAACTGTTTGACCACTTGACGCAGGTATAACTGATATATTACCAGTTTTACCTACAAATAAGCTAAATCCTTCTTGATTTAAAAAACCATCCCCACCATTATCTCTATATATTTGATAACGACCTCCAGTTATAGACGCAGAGACTTGTATATTATTATTATCTATTATACTTACTACCGTTAATAAAGTAAAAACTGGTCCTGCTGCTTCGTGATATACTACATCTCCTATAGCTACTTTATTAGAATATCCTGTGTTACCTGGATTTGATACTCCTAAAAAATTAGCAAAAGCATCTGTTATAGTTGTACCTGCCCCCGCGCTATTATTTCCTATTATATAAGCATCTGGTTCTGGTATATTAATAACATCACTTGGTATTACTTTTAATGCTTGTGTTGGTTGATTACTTGCCATTTGTTTTATTTATTACTTATTGATTTAAACTTTTCTGCGCCTCGTGAACCAAAATATGCTACGTACACAGTAATTAATAGTGATTTTAAAAGATCAACCCAACCTGAGTCTACGCTAAAATCTATTTCAAAACTATCTAATATTATTAAAAAAATCATAGAAACAGTTAAAAATATCAATGTCATTGGGCGTGTGTTTTTTGAAAGCCATGAATCAGACTTCATATCACTATCCCAACGTTTCGATATTTCTTGCATTTCTACCATATCTTGCTCTAATAGTTTTAGAGCTTTTTCTTTATCTTCTGGTGGTAATACTACTGGATCTTCTTTTTGTATTAGGTTTTTTACTACACCTAATAAACCTTGATCTGGTAATACATCACTAACAGTTCCTAATATACCTGGTGCGGCTTTGCTTAAAAACTGACCGACTTTAGTATCTTTAAATTTCTTTTTAGGCATTTTTATAAGCCTCGTCTTCCCAAGGCAGATTTTTTGCTCCTTCGTTCATTTTAGATCTTGGATAAACTTTACCTTTCCAGTAAACGTTTTTATCGTCATAATCTAAATCACCACGTTTCATTTGATCTATATGAACCATTTCGTGATCTATAACGTCTTGAGTTCTAGAAGGACATACATCTTTATTTATAATAATTGTTAAATTATTATTGGCCTTACCCATAACCCCGTCTTCCATATCTACGTGATACACTGGAGTGTTGTCTATTTTATACGGAGGATTGTTAAGTTTAAAAGCCATAGTTATTGTTTATAAGGAAACATTTTGTTTAATGCACCTTTTCTGGCTTCACAACCGCAAGGGATGTTTAGTCCCTTGCTCATTGTGTCTACCATTTTTTTGATACCAGTAGCTTTAGTAAACTTTTCTACGCTGTCTCCTAAACCTGTTGATTTCATTATTAACCTATTTTAAATGATTTAAAATAAACTTTATTTGCAGAGTCATATTTAGCTCCAGCAACAGCATTTTGAGGTGCTCCTACTGTAGATTTTACTCCACCTGGGTTAGCTGTGATAGCTCTGTTAATAGCTGCTTTTAATTGCGCTTCATAACCAGCGGCATCACATCTTGCCGTGTCAGGGTCAGTTGCAGCAGCATCTGTACTACATAATACAGTACATACATCTGTAGCTGCAGTAGGTGCGCGTAATGTTAAAGTAGCAGTCATTCTGTTTGCAGTTTCTGCTACAGATACAGCTACGATACTTGAAGCCAACAACAAGTTGTCTCCGTCTTCAGCTGCAACAGCTGTACTTCCATCATGTCCTCCTACTACAGGAAAATTAATCCATTGTGCCATAATTTTTAGTTTTAAATTGTGTAATTGTGTAATTGGTTGTTTTGAGTTTTATACAGTTCTCTACTGTTTTATTTTACATGCAGTGCTTTCCAGCTGGTGAAGGATACTTCATTTCAGCCATTGAATCTTTAGAACCTACTGACTCTTTAGATTTTTTAGACATTCTCTGCTTTAAGTGGTATTTTCTATGAGCACCTTTTTCTGGACTCATATCATCCATACCATGACCTAAGTTTTTAGCTGGTGAACCATGATCCATATTCATAGGACTCATTCTAGAGTTACCTGCAAATTTAGACATCCAACTAGCGTGCTTTGCTACTGGATTATCGTGTTCTAAATTATACTTTTCTTGTTTTACTGACTCTCCTTTTCTTTTACCATAATGATGGTTTTTAGCTGGTGAGTTATGTCCCATTTCTGCTGGGCTGTGACCCATTTCAAGAACAGTTCCATATTTCATTTTTAGTGCTCCTTTTTTTCCGGCGTCAGGGCCGTATCCAAATTTTCCAGGCATAATATTAGTTTTTATTTATGTTTATTCATTGCTTTAGCTTTTCCTATTTCCCAGTCTTCAATCTCTCCATTTTTATTTATATCTTGAGGTTTGAAGTGTTTTTTAGCTGGTGAACTATGATGTTCTTTATCATATTTCATGTCGCCTGCTAATTTTGAAATATGTTTCTCATCAGCAGTCATTTTCTCGTCGCTGTGTCCGTGATGATCATCATATAATACATCACGCTTTAAATAATCTATATGAGCAGCGTCATCTCTTTCAGTTGCTTTATAATTACTAGCTGTAACTCTTGTGTGGGCATGGTCTCTTGACCATTTTGCGTTACCAGTATATTCACCCCAATGTCCTTTGTGTCCCATTTTTATTGATTTTTATTCTTTTTATCGTCTTCTTTATCGTCTTCTTTATCTGAATCGGGAGCGTAGGCACCAGTTCCATCTCTTCTGTCATGATACTCTGTTGTAGATGATTCTATTTTATCAAACAGCTTTTGATATAAATCAGCAGTTGGTTCATACTGACCTATATCAGCGCCACCTCTATATCCACCATAGTTATGAAGCGGTGTGTGCATTTCTGCCGCAGAGCCTCTAGCAGCGTCTTCGTCTTCTTTTGCTAGAGTATCATCCTCTCTACGCATAGGTCGATGTTTAGCTTTTGCTTCTTTTATTTGACTTTCTAAATCAGCTATTAATTCATAATCTTTATCTCCTTGCTCAGATCCTATTTTTCCAGCTTTAGCTTTTTTAAGCTTTTTTTCTAACTTGCCATGAGCAGGTAGTGGTGACTTCATCATGAAGCCGTCTCTAAATTTAGTCATAATTTTATTTTTAATCGTTGGGATCTTGCTTTATTTTAAGTTTACCGTTCACACACTCAAACTCATTTATTTCTCTGTTAAACTCTTTTAAATTTTCAGCTTCACTTATAGGTACTTCTACTTTCTTATATTTACCATCAACTTTTTTAAGTGTGGTTTTAGATTTTCTAGACATATACTCAGCTTTTTTCTTTGCTTTAGCTTCAGCACATTTGTCTTGTTTAAATGGTGATTTACTTATCATAATTTATTTTTTAGAACAACCAAAGTTTTTAGCATAGTTAGCCATTTCAATGACATCGCTACCTTTGTATTTTTTTCCTTTGTATTTTTCTTTATTACCCATAACTGCAGACGCGCCGCTACAAGCGTCTTTAAAGCCGTTTTCTTTAGCCCAAGATGTAAATTTTCCTTGATTTTCTTTTTTTATTTCAGGAAAATCGTCTTTTTTTAAAAATGGTGATCTATACATTATTTATATACTTTAGCTTTTTGTGTTATTGGTCCTGCTTCATATTTGCAAGGATACTTAGATACCTGCATACCTGTAATACCATTGCTATTACCAACGCCCATTGGAAAACCTACTTTACTTAATGGACCGTCCCATACAGCGTTTTCACCTATCTGCCCTGATAATTTAGGATTTTTTTTAATTTTTTCAATATCGTGCATGCTCATAATTAGTTGTTTAATTTTTTTTTAAATATTTTTTACTTACAGATCTCTGTCTTTCTAATGGAGTTCCAAAAACTTTATCAGCATTTAAATCACCACTTGAAGCAGCGGTACCTACTCCATTCGCCACCATATCCGCGGCTTGCATAGCATTTTCTTCAACTGTATTTATAGCTGCTGGCTCAACTGGGTTAGCAGCGTCTTGTGGTGTAGCTCCTGTAGATTGAGATATTTGTTCACTTATAGCATCTAGTTTAGACATTATATTTTGCTCAAGTCTGTTGCCTCGTGGGCGTTTTATTCCAAGAGCTCTACCTATACTTCCAAATATACCAAAACCTAGTGGACTATCATTATCTTTATTAATCATCTGTGTTTATCTTTATTTACATTTTCAATAGCTTTTGATAAAACTTTATCTGTATAACTTTTACCAGCCATTAATTTATTTCTTCTAATGCTTGTTGGCAAGTCTTCTTCGCCTAGCATTATTCTATATATTCTTTTTATAAGTTGCTTACCTTTAAATGACAATTGGTATAAATTATGCTTTTGAGTTGATCTATTTCTTTTCCTCCATATAACAACCCATTCATTGTCTATTAATTTAGCCCAGCGTCTTGTATCCCAACTATAAGAATATGTGCCTTGTTTAAAATCTTTTATACTAAATAATCCTATACAATCTAAATAAATTAATAACTCTAAATCAGCATCGTTTAAACTATTATTTTTACAAGCCCATTTTCTTATTATTCTGTAATGCTTTAGTAGACTTAAATCTTTAATGTCACTAGCCGTTAATGATCTCATGTCACTAACACTACATCTTGAGCTTTTATAACACTATAAGATTTTTTATTTATTTCTATAGTATGACCAGCGTGTCTGTCATAAAATATAGTATCATTTTCGCTTATTCCAGCTACATCAGTACCAACAGAAATAACATTGGCTTCTATATATCTTATATCTGATCTTTGGTTTTCAGCTAAAAGTAAACCACCTTTTGTTTTAGTAGTTCCTTCTTTTATTTTTTTTATAATTAAATTCCTACCTATTGCTTTCATCTATTCTTAAATTATTGATTACACAATCAGTGGAAAGTATTGTTGTTGCTACAGAAGCTGCGTTTTGAAGAGCGCTTTTTGTAACTAATAACGGATCTATTATACCGTAATTAATCATATGTACCATATTTCCTGTAACTACATCAATACCATATTTTTCTTTTGCTGGTATTTCTTTGTTTTCAATTCCAGCATTATGCAGTATTGTTTTATACGGAGATAATATAGCTTTGCTTAAAACTTTTTCACCATCACTTTTCCCTTTCATTTTTAAAGCAGCGTTTAACAAAGCAATACCCCCACCTGAAACTATGCCTTCTTTAACAGCAGCTTTAGTAGCACAAATAGCGTCTTCGACTCTATCTAGTTTTTCTTTTAATTCAATTTCAGAATTAGCACCTACTTTAACTATAGCTATTTTAGCAGCTAACATTGCTAGTCTTTTTTCTAATTTTATAACTAAATTAGGATTTTTTTCTTTTAATACTTTTTCTTTTATATCTTCAATTATAGCTTTTGTTTCATCTGATTGATTAGCTATTTGAAGAACAGTATTATCATAGGTGGTAACACTTTTTAAGCATGAACCTAAATGATCTACTTGTATCATCTCCATATCATCACCTAAGTCTTCATTTATTATAGTAGCACCAGTAAGCATGGATAAATCTTGTAGCATTTGCTGTTTGTTTACTCCATATGTAGGCGCGTCTATAACATTGACTTTTATATTACCCTTCATCTTATTCATTGCTAGAGCTGATAAAACACCCTGTTCTAAATCGCCTATAATAAGCAAGGGTTTATTGTTTTTTATTACGTGCTCTAGCACGGGTTGAATTTGTCTAATTGTATCAACTGGTGATTCAATTAATAATACTAGTGGATTTTCTAGTTCAGCAGACTTGTTTTGTTTATTATTTATAAAATGAGAGTTTTTTAATCCTTTATCGTATTGAACTCCATCTATAACTTCAAAACTTGTTTTTCCATCTTCAGCTGTTTCCATCATAACAACACCAGTGTTTTCTACAGAATTAAAAGCATCTGCTATAATAGATCCAAGAACTTCATCATTATTAGTAGATATTGAAGCAACTTGTTTTAGCATGTCTCCTTTTACTGGAACTGAAATTGATTCTAAGTATTTTACTACTTTTTTAACACTTTTGTTTATACCTTCTTTTAATTCTCTTGAGTTTGTTTTATTAGAAACCTTATAAGCTTCTTCTAATATAGCATGCGCTAATACTGTTGCTGTTGTTGTGCCGTCTCCAGCTTCTCTAACTGTTTTGCGTGCCGCTTCTTTTATAAGTGTAGCACCCATGTTTTCAACAGGGTTTCTCAATATTACTGAATCGGCAACAGTTACACCATCTTTAGTTATAACTGGTTTACCATTGTGATCTTCTAACATTACACATTTACCGCTAGCTCCAAGTGTGGAGCTAACAGCATTTGTGAGTTTTGTTATACCTTTAAATACTTCTTCCCTAGCTTTGTCACCAAAGTTAAGGTTTTTGACTATTAAGTCTGACATAATTTAATTTAATTTAATTTAATTTACTTTTACTATTTAAAAGTCTTAACGACTTGTGGTCCGCGAATATGAGCTAATTTTTTCTCATAGTGGTTAATCGAAGCATCTATTGCTGATTCAGCACCTTCAATTGTTTCGCGTCTCGTTACATCGACCCATGTATCTTCTTCATTAGGGTCAAGGTATTCAGTTTGGTAGAAACCATTTGGTAGCTGTACTATTCTCCAGTTTTTCTTTTGAACTACATGATCCCATAAACTCTTGGCTTCTTCGGTTATTTGTGGTTGACTAGACCACGATTGAGTCTGATAATAAAACGTCATTGGTTTTGGTTTTAATTGTTAATATTTGGTTTGCACTTTCCCGTGCCGGGTATATTTTATATATTCACTTGGTTTTGGTGAATTTTACTAGAAAGTAGCTATAGCAACTCTTTTCCATGTGTTTGTTGCTACGCACACATATATATGGTCTGCTGTAAATCTTATTTCTCCTAAAGTACCTGCTGCTGAAGCTGAGGCAGGAGCTGCGTTTAATGCGTTTACTCTAAATTGACCAGTAGTAGTAACATCACCGTATGCTGTAACACCAGCCGCCATAGTTCCTAATCTTAAATTACCTGAGTGATAAAGAAAAGCACTACCACTATCAGTAAATTGTGCCATTGTTCCACCACTTGATGTAGATATGTATACATTAGTAGAACCTTTTATTTTAAGATCTCCAGTTCCTTGTTCGTCTATATAACTATCAGAACCATCATGATATATTTGTAAATCACCACCTGCTGCGTCTCCAACCTCTAATTTTACATTATCCGATAATATAATATCGCCAGACATTGTTCCACCTGCTAAAGGTAAATATGCAGCTCCAGATATAGAAGTATCAACATATGATTTAGAAGCGGCGTCTGTAGCTGCTACAGGTGTTGTTGGTATAGTCACTTGGCCACTGAAAGAAGATTGAGTACCTGTTATTGTAACACCAGTGTTTGTTGTTTCAAACTTTTTAACGTTATCGTAGTAAAGTTCAATAGGTCCGTCTTTTGTGAATTTAGCAAAGTTTTCTCCTAGTTCCCCTGACTTAATTTCAACTTCTGTATTAGAGGCTAAAATAAGATCTCCAGCTCCTGACTCGTTTATAACTGAATTACCTGTTATATTTCCTCCAATTGTTAATCTTGGAGAACCAGCACCATCAAGAAACTTTATAGGACTAGTTAGCCCCATTATTAAACTTTTTAAATTTCCGTTTACAGTAACGTCATCTGCGAAAGTTGTAGCAGCGTTAACTGTTAATGTATCTGTGCCAGCGTTACCTAATATTGTATTGCCGTTTGTAGTTAAATCATCAGTTGTTATCGATGTGTTGTTTATAGCTGTTCCTCCACCAAAAGTATAAGTAGAAGTAGCTCCTGCACCTGATCTTACTATTGTTGAATCACCTATCGCTACAGCGCTAGTGAATAATGCTAATGTATTTAGTGTTCCAGCAGCTGGTGTTCCAGTCGCTAGTGCGTTTATGCTATCGATAGTAAATGTCTTAGTAGAGTTAGGTGTAGTAGATACATCAGTACCTATTATAAGATCACTACCTGTAGGTGTTACTGTTGGGTAAGAGTTAATTATTGCCATAGTTCTTTGTTAATTTCTTATATTATATATACTTACAGATAAAGTGAGATTTTTACAAGTGTGACAATAGACTGTTACTTATATACTTTATAAGGCTTATGTCCTATTTTAAAAAAACGTTACAAATAGAGAGCAATTGTGTTCCCCCTACCCGTTTTTTATCTGTAATTCTAGGAAAATTTAGCTTTTTTTGCCACCCCTAGCCTTTTTTTTAGCATTTTTACAAACAGATTTAGGCTTTTTGCAGATAATATAACTGTAAAACAATTTAAAATAATACTATGCTTAAAAAAGATAATATCACTCAAACAATCGGTTTAATATTTACAATCACTTTTATTATACCATGTCTAACTATGATTCTTGTCCACGTTATTACTACAATATAACTATATGACAAGTTGACATGACAGTAAGTCACTGATAACTATGACAATATGTCTTAATGACAATATGACATCTATATGACATTATGACACTTCGTGCAGTACTTTACTAACATTACTAACAATTAAATAAATATACAACTTTTACAAACAAAACTAAACACATTACAGATAATATAAATGTAACTAAATAATAATAACTTAATAATAATAACTATGCAAAATTTAATTTCTAAAAGATTCGTAATCAGAAAATCTTTAATCGGTAAAAATCAAACTATAACTGTCAACTTTAAAAATGGCAAAACTTGTACTTATGATCACGATAAAGTATTTGAAATTATGAAAAGTAAACTAGAAACTATGCCATGTTTTCTCAAGTATAAATCTTATACTTCATCAAATAACGTACCAGTTTCAGTAAGAAATGTAGTCGAAGTAAAGTAAACTACATTTCAAAATAAAATCTCACACGGGTGACTGTCCGAACCTTTGGCTTTGAAGCAGGCTTAACTGGGCAGAGTAAATACACGTGAGCAAGACATAATGGTTAAAGTGAGTTCGATTCTCACTATGTCTACAAACAAAATAATTTCTAACACAGATAATATAATAAAATGAAACGTATAAAATACATATCGCGCTTATCACTATGGCTACAAAGTAACCATGAAATACTACCAGTTCTTCCACAAGAATTACTCGATGAAGTATATGTATACCAACGCTTCCAAACTAAATTAATAACTCTTTAAATAATATAACTATGTCAACTAAATCTTACACATTACTAAAAATATCTTGGCGACTATTCGACAAGCACTATACTAAACTAACTGATGAACAAAAGTCTAAAGTGTTAGATATATACTATAATTTCTATTAAAATATAATACTATGCAATTTATACTAAATCTACCTAACGGTAAACAAATAGATATGTCAAGCGACATACTAAAACAAATGAGCGGCGAGATATCTCGTAAAGACGTTCAAGACAGAATAAAATTTTATAAATCAACTAATAAATAATACTATGCAATTTCAAGATTATCCTGCAGAGCAAATCGCTGCAAAACTAGAACAAATAAATAAATTCGAAGCAGAATGGGGTGAAAAACCTGTAAGTAAATCATGGAGAAAATGGTGTACTGACTACGAATATCGTAAACGTGAATGGCAATTCCGTCAAAATGTATCAAATAGTATTCAACCTAATACTGACTACAGATGAAAATAAAACATACACACGAGAAAATATGGTCGTTTGATGACGAGCATGTAATAGATGATATGATTTACTCTCATGAATTAGGTAAATTTGTAACAGTAGAAGAATATACTGATGTATACTACAGTTAATTACAAACAAAATAATATCACTAGCAGATAATATATATAAATAATACTATGCAAACAATAAAATTCTTACCTAACAATCAAATACTATTAAATAATAATACTTTACTTACTAAAGTTCCTTATACTAAATACTATTTTGAAAAATCTTATCAAAGTTACAACAAGTTTTACACTATAAACAATAACACTTATGTATAACAAAGTAACTAACATGAAAGAATTGTGCGCTTATGCTAAAGCACAACGTAAAATCAGAGCAGACGAGCATAGGCGTCTAACTCTCCATGACGGCAGGTGTAGTGGACTTACTGACAAAGAGTACAATCGAGTACGTGTCAACCAAAAGAAAAACTTCACTAAGTTTCGTAAGTTCACTCACAACCGTATGTGGAAATATCAATCAAGATACTCAATAGAACAATTAAAACAAATAAAATCACTATGACAAATTATCAAGCTGAGCAATTTATGCTCGAAGAACAGTTCGTAAAGCGCATGCTTATCGACTACGGAATCAGAGAAATAACAACACAGCGGCAAGCTAAAAACGGTACTCGTGAGTTCGAGTTTCCTGTGCCTGCGTATACTAAACAAAGACTTAAGTGGTTTATAGAACGTAATAAACAAGAAAGTCTTCAATTAACACACAGTAGATCTTGGTTTCCAAACTCTAAATTAAAAGATTTACCAAGACTAAGACTGGCTTGTTTCAAGTCAGGTTATGTACGTAAGCAAAATGGTGCAGACAGAGCATATCAACTAAATCCTACATACGAGCAGAATTATAGATGCGTATGGCAGAGAGAAAATGGTGAGTTGTATACATCAAAAGGTATGACTAAAGCTCGTGCGCTTATACATTCACCAATAACAAGATTAAACTTTATGTTAAACTATTACCTTAAAAACTATGCAAAATGAGTAAAATGAAAGAACTAGATCTTATAGCGCAAGGCGTGGCGGATCACATGAAAGAAATAATTGAAGACAGTGTTGATTGGCAATTAGCAGACACACCTCTTGAAGGCGATGACTATCAAGAAATGAAAGAGTATGTAATAAATGTTGCACTTAACAAATTATTACAAACAAAATAATATTACCAACAGATAATATAATAAACAAAAATATGTATTGCAAATGTGGTCAAACCGTGCACCCAGTACGGATCGAGTTAGGTTATAAAACGTGTGTTCAGTGTTCAACAACTAAAACGTACAGTTATGTGCCTATCATCGAACACAAGACAGGTAATACAATAC